TAGATTAAATTTATTTTTATAAAATATGGACTATAAAAATAAATATGTAATGTATAAAAATAAATATATACAATTAAAGAATCAATTAGGTGGTGTTTATCTTGGTACAAAATCGGACGGATCTTCAATTGATCTACCAGATTTAATGTTTTATCATGAAATAGCAAAAAAATGGTCATTAAAACAAGCACTAAAGTTTAGTCATATCAGTCAAGATACTAAAAGATTTGTAGCACAAATGCCATGGGATTTCTATAATGAAATAATTCCATATGGTATGACTTTACACGTTTTTAATCGTGTATTTCCAAACGCTATTGGAATAAATATAAGTAATCGTCAAGATATTACTAATGATGATTTTAGACACATAAGACTTATAAAAAAATTAAATATGTTTAATTGTGATCAACCAACAATAACAGATGCAGCGTTTACTCATTTAACTCATTTAACTACATTAGATATGATAAATTGTAATCAAGTAACAATAACAGATGCAGCGTTTACTCATTTAACTCATTTAACTACATTAAATATGTCTTATTGTAATCAACCAACAATAACAGATGCTGTGTTTACTCCTTTAATTCATTTAACTACATTAAATATGTCTGGTTGTAGACAACTAACAGATGCAGCGTTTACTCATTTAACTAATTTAACTAAATTAGATATGACTGCTTGTATTCAACTAACAATAACAGATGCAGTGTTTACTCCTTTAATTCATTTAACTACATTAAATATGACTGGTTGTAGTCAACTAACAGATGCAGTGTTTACTCATTTAACTCATTTAACTACATTAAATATGACTAATTGTAATCAAAGAACAATAACAGATGCAGTGTTTACTCCTTTAATTCATTTAACTACATTAGATATGACTTTTTGTACACAACTAACAAATGCAGCGTTTACTCATTTAAGTCATTTAACTACATTAAATATGTCTAATTGTATTCAACAAACAATAACAGATGCAGCGTTTACTCATTTGACTCATTTAACTTCATTAGATATGACTCGTTGTAATCAAAGAACAATAACAGATGATGCGTTTACTCCGTTAACTAATTTAACTACATTAAATATGTCTGTTTGTAGACAACTAACAGATGCAGCGTTTACTCATTTAACTAATTTAACTACATTAAATATGACTAATTGTAATCAAAGAACAATAACAGACGCAGCGTTTACTCATTTAACTAATTTAACTACATTAAATATGTATGGTTGTGATCAACCAACAATAACAGATGCAGCGTTTACTCATTTAACTAATTTAACTACATTAAATATGTATGGTTGTGATCAACCAACAATAACAGATGCTGCGTTTACTTCTTTAACTAATTTAACTACATTAAATATGACTGTTTGTAATCAACCAACAATAACAGATGCAGCGTTTACTCCTTTAACTAATTTAACTACATTAAATATATCTTATTGTAATCAACCAACAATAACAGATGCAGCGTTTACTCATTTAACTCATTTAACTACATTAGATATGACTGCTTGTAGACAACTAACAGATGCAGCGTTTACCCATTTAACTAATTTAACTACATTAAATATGTCTGGTTGTAATCAAAGAACAATAACAGATGCAGCGTTTACTCATTTAACTCATTTAACTACATTAGATATGACTCGTTGTAATCAACCAACAATAACTCTTCAAATGAGAGCAAATTTAAGACAAAGAATTCCTAATTTATATATTTAATAAAAAATTAATTTCTTCTGAATCTAATAATATTTTTTTATTTTTATACGATTTTAAAATACTTTCTACACAAAAAAGTGCAAGGTCTTTTCTATTCTTTTCTAAACATGATAATATATAAAAATTTTTAATAGAATCATAATCTTCTAATGGTTCGTGATAATTTGTAAATATAGAATAGTAATCACCGTAATATATAGTAAATAATTCAGGATATCTTTGATGACAATATACCATTACTGTTTCATCTGTATGACCATATCCAGTAAATAACATTTCATAAAAAATAGAAAACATACTTGTATAATATCTTTCAATATAATCGCTGTGTACAGTATAGGCGGTTGAAGCGATGCCACAATTACCACCAAATTCCATATATGATTTCATATCTTTAATTTCATATTCTGATCGATAATGTATATAACATACTGAAATTTTATCATTTGGATTATCTAACATTTTTGGTGCATATTCAGATAATTTTCTTACAATATGATTACATCCTAAATCAATCCATGCATAATGAGTTGAATTAAAATAATTTTCTTGTTTTGCAATAAGAAATGCAAGAGGTTTAAACATACCCATTAAAAAATAGGAAACTGTATTTCTATCATCAGGATTTTTGTAACCATTTGATTTTAATCTATTATTATTAATAGTATTCCAATTATTTTGATAATATTCATAATCAGAAATATTTTTAATATAATATTTTGTTTTAATTATATTAGAATCTACTTCTTCATCTCGAATTTTTTTTAAAAAATCATATGTAGATTCATCACAAAAAATAATCATATTATATTTTAGTTTTAATGTTTCACGACCATTTTCAATATAAAATTCTAGTGGTCTTGTTTGTAAAGAAGCATCTTTTAATTTTTTAAGATTAAAAAACATTGTAATAATTGTTGTAGAATTCATTTTTAATTTAAAACGAATAAGTTTTTAAATTAAAAAGGTTTTAATGTTGGTAATGTCTCTAACATTTTTTCGTATGTAAAAATATTATCATAATTTGTATCTCTTAATTTAAATAATTCAATTAAATCTGGTTTTATTTGTAATTTTTCAATTATATTTATTAATCCAGCAATACTAAATTTATCATATTTTTCAATTGGTGTATCATTAACATTTGTTTTTGCATCATCTGGAAAAATATATTTTGGTTTATATGTATGTGAAAATGCTATTGTTTTAATATCAGCGAAAAAATGATGCTTTTTAAATAATCGATCATCAATTCTAATAATTGTATCTGGATCATAATCAATTAAAACAATATTAAAATTATCATCCCAACCAATATTTGCTAGTTTATAATCACCTAAAAAAGAATTTTTATTTCTAAATTCAAGTAACATTTTAATATTATTTTCTAAAAATGTATATTTTTGATCTGATGTAAATTTTAATACATCAGTATTAGATGAAGATTTATATAATTCTGTTATAATATAGTCCACTGTTGTTTTTCTTACTTGACCACTTTCATGTACATTAAAAATTCCAAATTGATATATATTAATTAAATATTTTGAAAATAATTCATACTCTTCTTTAATTTTTTTTCTATCACACATATGATATTTTTTTCCATCTTTATTTGAAGGATCTATATGATATGTTGGTTCTCTATTAAATAATCGTAATATATATTTTGTAGTATCTGTTAAATCATAATTATTTTTTAATTCATATATTGCTGAAAATTTACCAGCATTAAGTGCTGGTGTTACATCAAGTTTATTATATGTATTAATATGAGTTATAATTTCATAATTAATTTTTTTATTTGATGATGACTCTACTAATGTTTTTATTCCAAGTTTATATTTAGTATTTTTTACTTTTAAGTATTCAGTATTTATTAACGGTAATATAGTAGAGGCGTCTCCACCTGAATGAGGTAGGGGTGTTATTATATATAATAATAGATCAATAGATGATTTTGGTAAATTATGTTGTCCTTTTAATTTATTTTCTCCTCCGTAAAACATATTTATTTTTAACAAGTATTTTTGATATTTATTATAATTATTCATTATAATATATTTATATTATTATTATATTAACATTAATTATATTGATAAATTTAATAAATATAGAGATAAAGTAAATACAAATATTAATTATTTTGGTGGTGATAGTAATATGAGAAATTTACCTATATCTTCAACTGAAATAATATTATATACAATTAGTTCATTAGATGGTGGAGAAACACCAACACTAGAATCTTTTAATAATATATCATTAGTAGGTGGAGATACTGCAAAAATTATATCAAATATAAGTGTAGAATACAAAAAAATATTAGAGATAAATAAAAAAAGAAAGAAAAATTATAAACTTGGTATTAAAGCAAAAGATGAAAGTATAAAAAATTTAAATTTTAGAATTATTGAACACACTGGAAATATGAAAATTGCACCAGCATTTAAAAATGGATCATATACTGTAATTTATGAATTAAAAAATGAGGTAGATAAAACAGATAAAACAAAATATTTATTACGATTAATTGATTCTGAAAAGATTCATTTATGTAATTTATTAAAAGTTAAAACAGAATTTGAAGTATATAAAAAATACATGTATTCAGTATATCATCATGGTTTATTAAATGTATTAGAGACTGGTCAAGCGAGACCACATAGAATGGATTATATTATTACCAAATTTTATAATACAAATATTAATGTATTTACTAATAAGGATAAATATACATTTTTAATTAATGTTATTCAAATGTTATTAGATTTAAAAAATAATAATTGTTTTCACGCTGATTTTAAATTAGAAAATATTGGTTGGGATGATAATTTAAATATAGTTTTAATTGATTATGATCAATATACAATTATAAATTTCAGTAAAGAATCTATTTATACTAAAACAACACCACGATATTATAAATTAAACTTTCCTTATACATACGTTCCAAAATATTTAGAATCAAATGAAAAAGGTTATGTTAATAATACTGAATATACAAAATATGATAAATTTTCAGTAGGTGGATTAGGAAAATTAATCAGTAAATTATCATTAGATTCTGATTTAATTACTGAATTTAAATTAAATGATTCATATGAGAATATATTATCATATGAACAAATGTTAGCAAGTATAAGTAAAAAATTATTATTATTCTGAATTAATATTTAATATATTATCTCTTAATTTATTTTTTTGATTATTAAATAAATTTCGTCCAATTTCATTTCTAAATATACCAAGTGCACCACCATGCATATTATCTGAATAATATCTGTTTCTATTATAACCACCATCATATCTGTTTCTATTATCGTATCCACCTTCCTCTTCATACTCTTCTCTATGGTGACCCATATGAGAACCACCATATCTACCACCATCATATTCTTCTTCTTCATGACCCATATGAGAACCACCATATCTATTATCATAATATTCTTCATCTCTACCACCATATCTATTATCATAATATTCTTCATCTCTACCTCCATATCTATTATCATAATATTCTTCATCTCTACCACCATATCTATTATTATAATTATAACCTCCTTTTCCGCTTATTCCACTAGATCTACCAGTATTGTCGGTTATTTTTGGTATGTACATTGTTGGGTTTTCTTTAGTAGGAAATGGTATTTTTATTTTACTTTTAAATCCTTCACCGCGATGATAGACATAAGCTGCTATTCCTGGAGCGGCATTTTCATAATCTGCGATGAACTGAAGGTATTCGTCCATTTGAAAATTTTTAAGACCTTGATTAATTTTTTCACGATATTTTTTTTCTAGATAAGAATTAATCATTTTTTCAAAATCAAGAAAAATTTTAGCTTTTATCTGTCCTATATCCTTAGGTTCTTCCTTATTAACTTGTAGATGTTGTACAAATTCTGCATTTAATGCACCAAGATATAAATCTCGAAGATCAAAATCATTATTAATACTATTATATCTTTCTTCTTGTGGTATTTTATAATACTTTTTTAAGACCTTAAGCGCCATTTCTTTATTATTCCCAAAATAAGTAGCATACCTACTATCATCATAACCAGTACTTCCAATTGATTTAGTACTTGATGTTGCGTCTCTTACATCATCAAGTATATCACGACTACCACCTCTTGAATATGAACTTCTTCTAGAATTATTTGATCTATAAGAATCATGTCTATCATCATCGTAACCACCTCTATTTGATCTATAATAATCATGTCTATCATCATAACCAGCTCTATTTGATCTATAATAATCATGTCTATTATCATCGTAACCACCCCTATTTGATCTATAAGAATCATGTCTATTATCATCATAACCACCTTTTTTGGAATTAGTATATCTTTGTATTAAATTTTCCATAAAAGGCATAAATTTTACATTTTCTACATTATTACATTTGAATTTTCCTTTTAATGTATCAAAAACAGATGGTCTAAATATCCATTTAGGTAAAGGTCTAGGTGATAATGCATTAATCTTCGCATTCTCTGCACTATTTCCATATACGGCATCAATAAATCCCGGATTATCAAATAAATTGCATATAAGATATTCTTTATCCTCTAAAATTTTTGGATCTTTATCTTTTATTGCTCGTACAAATGCACTAATTAATAATTTTGTTAAAATTGTATTTTGAGAACCCAGATCAGTTTTTTGAATACTTTTAAAATGTGCTATTGCTGCTTCAACACCTTTTTCTGGTTCAAATGGTACAGTTGAAAACTGTTCTTCACTTTGATATTCTGTATTGTTACGTACGTGTTCTTCTAAATTATTAGCCCTTAATTTTTCATATATACTTCCCGGTATATCAAAATCAAGATTTACTGATATTGTTTTATAATTGCATAAATGTAAAAAATTTCCTAATTCTGTATATAAGAGATATTGATCAGCTGAACCATCATTAGGTAATAACAAATTAAATGATGAGCTTGTTGCCGTATTTATAAGTGATAATAAACAATTACATGCAACTACAAATGCACATAATATACTAATTGTGTCTTGTTTAGTGTTTCTATCTCTACAATTTTCAAAAATTATATTTAACCATTTACCTGCATTTTCTAAATTAGTCACATCATATGGTACACCTAATATACCGTTCTCTTTTAATCTTACTTCTTCTTGAGTATGATAATATGCACCTGCTGCAGATTTTCTGGAACCAGTTGATCCAGTCGATCCTCTTGATCCAGTTGATCCAGGTGAACCACCTCTATTAGATCTATGAGAACTTCTTCTTGAACTATTAGAATATATACTACCGGTATCTCTTACTTGACCACCACTAATTTTTGTTTCTAATTTTTCATATAATTGAGGTGCAGATCCTTTAAATATATCTAATGCAGTATCAATTTTATTATGTTTTGCTGCAAGTTTTAATAATTTATGAGTATCTTTAATTACTTTATTAGTACCGCCACTTATATTACCACTTTCAGGTAAATTCATTTTTAATCGAAGAAATTTTCCACCTAATGCTGAAAAATATTTTTCATAATTTTTATCTTTTAAACTTTTTCCTCCAGATAAAACTAGATTTAAATGTTCTAATATTTTATCTCTATTACTAATAATTTTATTATCTATTTCTCCTGGAATTACTTTCATACCTCCATTGAATAATTTTAAATATCCAATATACGTGTTTTTATCATATTTCGATTCTGAATTATTCATACTTATATTTTTTATTTTAATTTTATCGATTAATTAAATTAATTTTTTATAGATACAAATTGTCGTTCAAATTTCCTATATAATATAGGTGCATTCTCTTCTAATATGTTTTTAATTTTATCTCCATATAAATTAAATCCACCTTTAATTGTTTTTTCGGTTATTTTTTTAATTCTTCTTCGAGCTTCTACCGCTTCTTTATTTTCAGAACCTTGCATTACGTTTCTTATATATTTTCCTTCTAACGCTGAAAAATAATCGGGTATTCTTGAAATATTAATATTTTTTTCTTTTAATCCACCAATTAATTCATTTAATATATAATCTCGATTTTTTAATATTAAATTATCTTCTTTTCCACCTACTATTTTTATACCACCATTTTTTCTTTTTAAATATCCAATATATGTTGTGTTATCGTATTCTCCCATATAATAATTATTTAAATAAAATAATTATTATAAATTATTTTACACTAAATTCTTCTTTTTACGCTCTGGATTTTTTAGATTTTTTGGATTTTTTGGATTTTCTGCGTTTACCACCTTCTTGTACCGCAACAGGGGCGGATACATCACCACCCATCATAGATCTTTTGGATTTTTTGGATTTTTTGGATTTTTTGGATTTTTTGGATTTTTTGCGTTTACCACCTTCTTGTACCGGTACTACGGGTGCAGATGCATCACCGCCCATCATGGATCTTTTGGATTTTTTGGATTTTTTGGATTTTTTGGATTTTCTGCGTTTACCACCTTCTTGTACCGGTGCTACGGGAGCAGATGCATCGCCACCTTTCATGGATTTTTTAGATTTTTTAGATTTTTTGGATTTTCTGCGTTTACCACCTTCTTGTACCGGTACTACGGGTGCAGATGCATCACCACCCATCATAGATCTTTTGGATTTTTTGGATTTTTTGGATTTTCTGCGTTTACCGCCTTCTTGTACCGCAACTGGTGCAGATGCATCACCTCCCATCATGGATCTTTTGGATTTTTTGGATTTTTTGGATTTTCTGCGTTTACCACCTTCTTGTACGGGTGCTACGGGGGCAGTTGCATCACCACCCATCATGGATCTTTTGGATTTTTTGGATTTTTTGGATTTTTTGGATTTTCTGCGTTTACCACCTTCTTGTACGGGTGCTACAGGTGCAGATGCATTACCACCCATCATGGATCTTTTAGATTTTTTGGATTTTTTGGATTTTCTGCGTTTGCCACCTTCTTGTACGGGTGCACTTGCATCACCACCCATCATGGATCTTTTAGATTTTTTGGATTTTTTGGATTTTCTGCGTTTACCACCTTCTTGTACAGGTGCAGATGCATCACCACCCATCATAGATCTTTTGGATTTTTTAGATTTTTTGGATTTTCTGCGTTTACCACCTTCTTGTACGGCGTTTGCATCACCACCCCATAATACTAAAGATCTTTTGGATTTTTTGGATTTCTTGGATTTTTTGGATTTTCTGCGTTTACCACCTTCTTGGACTGGTGCGAGTGCATTACCTCCTTTCATGGATTTTTTGGATTTTTTGCTTTTACGGCGTTTGGCACCACCTGATTGAGTATCAGATACATTTTTTACTGCATTTTGTAATGCACTTATTATATGTTTAGCGTCTTCTGTAGAATTCATTGTATATAAAAATGAATTAGAAAATAAAAATTAACTATATTTTTTTTAAACATATTAATTTTTAATTATTTTTTTTCATTTAATTAATTTTAAAAATATTTTACTATTGATTATTGATTAGAAATTAAAAATAAAAATTAAATAACTATTTTATTTACTAAAGAAAAACATTCTTATTTAAACAAAAAAATTTAATTAATAATTAGTATATGTCAACATATTATCCTATTGAATTTCTACCTGAAACAAGTACAACAGAAACAAATTTAACAGATGCATTAACAACAAGACCAGTAATTGCAACACCACAAACAAGAAATTTTTTACGAAATAATTTACCATATAATGAAACAACAAATACTGATGATCAAAAAAGCACGGTTGATTATAGTAAAATATTAACTGGTATTACATCTTCATTAACTGGAGGAGAAGCAAGTTATGGATTAATTAAGAAATCTTCAACGAATTCAGAAAATCAACCAAATAATAAAATAAAAGAAAGATTAACAAGAATTAATATAGATAGTAGATTAAGAAATACACAACCAAAACATATATTAGATACAACATTATATAATTTACAAAATTGTTTATTTTTTACTCAAAATTCTAATCAAATTATCGTATATCATCCTGATCATAATTTTCAAGTAGAAGATAAAATAGTTTTAGAATATTCAAGTAGTACAAATGTAAAAATTAAACAAGGATTAATATTTGAAAAAAATTCAATATATGCAAAAATAAATCATCCTAATCATAATATGTTAAATAATGGAATTACATATTATGTTAGTATATCAAATGTTACTGGAAATACAAATAGTGGTACTTTTTTATTAAACTATCCAATTAATTTAATTAATAAAAAACAGCAAGTATATTTTATTAGATCCGATACAGATATATTTAATCCAAATTATTATTATATTAAATTAGATATACCCGCCGAAGCGGAATTTACATATCAATATTCATTTAATCTAAACTTTTTACATATTAGAGGTATACCATTAAGTGAAATTAATGCAAATTATCCAATTACTTCTGATCGTATTTTTGGATATCATGTTATTGAAAATATAATAAATAATAATTTTTATCAATTTAGTGTTAATTCACAAGCGGATTCATCTAATACTATATATGATACCAATTTTTTTAATTCAGTGCCAACAGGTAATGGTAATAAATTATTAATTGTAAAAATTATAAATACAATTGATGGATATCCAGATAATAATAATTATATTGTTAATTTGCAAAAAAATTTTTATCATGTAAAAAGAATAAATTTATTAGATACTATTTTTCCAATTACAGAAAAAATGATAAAAGCGACAACAACAAAACAAAATAATCTTTTTTATTGGCAAAATTTAAATGACGGTGATACAGTTTATAGTGTTCAATTATCACCTGGAAATTATACATTAGATAGTATTCAATCAGAATTAAAAAACCAAATTGAATCAACAATTCGAACAAATATAGATTCTACACAATTAATAAATGATATTTATACATATAATAAAAATCGAGTTAATATAAATATTGATAAAGTTAAAAATACTTTTGAAATACAATTTTATCAAGAATTGATTTTAAAAAATGCAATATTTCGTTCTACTTTATTATATAATGATGGGTTTACTAGAATTATTTTAAATTATACTAATCATAATTTGATACCAGGAAATACTATTATATTATCGAATGTAATAGGTACAGAAAAAATACCAACTGAATATTTAAATGGAATATTTACAATAGAAAAAATTATTGATGCTGATTCGCTTGAAATTAAATTAGAACGATTTAATGATGATACTTCTACAAATACAAATGGAGGAACTGCAATTCATTTATTACAACCAATTAAATCAAGATTATTATTTAATAAATCAAATACAATTGGTAATATTCTTGGATTTAATAATGTTGGTGATACATATAGTATTACACCATATGATTATAAATTAACAAATTATAATTTGTATGAAGTAGATGTAGAAGAAAATAGTGTTGGTATTGCAACCGCACCAAGAATAGATACTAGAATATTAAATTTAAATCCTAATAATTATATTATTATGTTAGCAAATTTACCTTTTAATGATCAAATTAATTTATTTAATACTGGAACATATATGTTTGCAAAAATATTATTAATTGGTAACAATAATGAATATGTATATGATCAATATATTCAATGCGGAAGTACATTTCAAGAACCTATTTCTACATTATCTAGTATTAATTTTTCATTTTATGATCCAAATATGAATTTATATGATTTTAATAATGTAGAACATTCATTTACAATTGAAATTGTTGAACAATTAGATGAATTAAATATTATTGGTGACGAAACAGGTTAGAATAAAAAATGATTATTTTTTATTTTAATTTAACTTATTTTCTATATTTATATATCGTGATGTGTTAAATATATATCTTAATTGATTTCTATATACATTTAATACGTATTGTGATATTAACATAATATATGCAATTATTTTATCATTTAATTTTTCATTATATATATTTATAATATTTTGTTTTTGTACTGGATCATCAAAATTAAATATAAATGATTGATGAAACAATGTCATAATTTCATTCAAAGACATGTTTTTATCTTTTGATTTTAATGGATCTACTTTTAAATGAAATGTAATTATATTATCTACAGTATTACTTATTATTTCATCTATTGTTTTAGTATCTAATATTTTAGATTGTTCAACATCTACTAAATTACCTAAAAATTCTTTAATAATGGGTATAATAATTGTTTTAAAATTATCTAATATATATTCTTTAATTTTTAGTGTTAAATATTCATTCACTGTTTTTTGATCTCCTATCATATCTTTATATATTTCATTAACGGTTTTATCATTTAATGTTTTTCTTTTTTCTGTGATTTTTAATTCTTTTGTATTTTCAATAAATTCTAAATTTTGTTTTATAATATCTTGTGTTAATTGATTATATAAATATGTAAGACCGGTATCTAATTTATCATCATGTTTTTGTATATACATTTTAATATCTATTTTTTGTATTTTTTTATTTGTTAAATTATTTAAATCAATAATTAATTGTGGATCACCTAATTTAAATAATAATTCTTGATATTCTTTAATATTAATAGATATACTATTTTTTAATAATACTATTATTTTATTTTTATTATTCAAACATAGAATTACATCAATTGGTTCACTATTAGAATAATTTTCACTTAAATAATATTTGTTTGTTTCTGGACCAGACCGAAATTCAATTCTTTTTTCTAATCTTGATTTTAAGTCTTGTTCTAATTTTGGTTCTATTTCTTCTACTGTTTTTAGAAAAATATTATTAATTATATTAGTAGTAGACCTATATATAACAATTTCTAATATTTCATTAAATGCACTGATAATTGCATCATTTATTGCTTTTAATACTAATTTATTTAATATAATTTCATTAATACTCTCGTTTTTTTGTCGTAATTCTTTCTTTAATGTATTAAAATACTCTGAGGTTACTATCTTTTTAAACATTGAACTATGAAATATTTCAGATATTATAATTACATGGACTAAACCTAATGTATCCGCTAATGATATAATATTTTTTGGTATTCTTGGATTAATTTCTTCATTATGTGAGTAATAATTTAATTTATTTAATTCTTTTACAATTTCGTCAAAATAAAAATTATCACGAGAAAAATCATATGGTATATAATTAAAATGAAAGTATTCATAATATGATGATGGTATATCCAAATAATGTAATATATTATTTATATTATTTATATTATTATAATCAATTATACATTTATTAAATTCTCTTATATTTTGATTATATTGATTTTCAATATTTGATTGTATATCCTCAATTATTCCATAATTATCTATAAATTCATTTTTATATTTTATTCTATCATCAAATATTTTTTGGTCACATATTTCATCACAAATATTTAATATATCTAAATTAATTCTTTCTCTTGCAAATTCATGAATTCTTGAATTTGAAATAACATGATCTAATGTTTTAATTAATGCATTATAATAAAATATACATTTTTTATATTCTCCTATAAAATCTATTATATTTTTATTTTCTGGTTCATTATCAGTAATTTCTGATATTTTAGTTTCAATATATTTAAAAATTTCTATAATTTTATCATAATATAAATGAGAATTATCTTCTTCTAAAAATTCAAATTTATCTATATCATTAAGTATTTCAATTAAATTATTACGAAATAAATCAAAAGAATTATAATACGTTAATAAATCTGTATCACCAAATAAATTTACATATTTATTATATTCAGAACTTATTTGACCTATTATACTATTATATACTTCAATTGTTTCATTAATTTTTCCAATTCGTAATTTTTTTTCTACTAATAATTGATCAATTTGTAATCCAATTGGATTTAATTTATTTAATAAATCAGAAAATGATTTTAATATATCTTTCATCTCTATTAATTGTGCTTTAGTTAGTGGACTATAAAAATTTTGATTATACAGATCCGGTTCAACATATTGATTTTGATCAGATGGAAAACTAGTATTTAATACTCGAAGAATATTATTATATATTACATCTTCATTTGCAATTGGTCTTCCTGTATTTGGATCTTTTCTATTTAATTCTTCATTCATTCCTGAAATTACATTTATTAATAAATTTATTTTACCACCTTTTTGATTAATATATTTTATTTTTCCACCTTTTTGTACTTCATTTAATTTTTCTAAATTCTTTAAATTAAATTCATCTCTATAAAATAATCTTTGATATATTTTTATATGTATTGCAAATGAATTAATTTCACCGCCACTTCCACCATTTTGATCATAGTCTCCATATTGGTCTTCTTCTGGATAACCTTGTCCATCTTCTTCTACTGGTGGTCCAAATTGTCTAGGAGTACCAACTACATATGGATATTCTGATATTGTACCGGATTTAAATAAAGGATATGTTTTAAATAAATTAGATTCTGTAGTCATCAATACATCAAATGCTTTTTCTAAATTTTTTTTGTATTCTTCTATAATGTCCTTTATATTCTCTATTTTTTGTAAATATACTAATTTAAAATTTGATTCTAATTTACTAATTGAATTATTACCAAAATTATAACACAATTTATAAATTTCAGATAAATTTGGATTCTCATTTTTTAATTCATCTTCAGATATTTTTTCAAAATTAATATCTGGATATTTTTTAACTTTACTTATTTCTAAATAAGTTTCCATTGTTTTTGATAATTTTATTACTAAATCCGGTTGTTTTAAAATTAATTGATCAATATTAATATTTTGTAATTTAATTTGTTCTGATAATTCTGTACTAATATTTCCAATATATTTATATATCGTATTTGTAAATTGTGGTAATTTAGATTTAATATCTTCACCTTCAGTTAACGTATTATATATTTTTTTAATTATATAACTTGATGTACCACCTCTTTGTTGAGGATTAATATGATAATTTTTGTTAGAATTATAAAAAGGTTGTGGTATTTTTGTATCACTTTTCATACCAGAAGGTGTTGTAATAATTCCAAATACTCCTGGTTTTTGTTGATTAAAATATGATGCTTGTCCACTACCTAAATTTTGATATATTTCACCCTTTGAATAATTCCAATTATTAATATTAGCACCCCATACATGAATGTACCCCGGACCAGCACCATTTGGTGGGTCTTGAGTACTATTAACCAAACCTAATTTTATATTACTTGGATATTTTTGTAATAAATATGAAACAACACTAGTAATATATTTATTCATTATTCCATATGCCGGATTTGGATTCTGATTAGAATACATACCGGGATTAGATGGATCTTCACGATTCCATTGACCTATAGAAATAGCTGGTGGATTACCAGGTAATGATTGACCTAATGTATGATATCTTGGATTATTATTATGATTAGGATCACCAGGTAAAGTTATCTGAATATTTGGACTGAGACCTATAATTCTCTCTAATTCTTGAAAACGTTTATGTTGATGACTTAATATTTTTTCTAACGTAGAATTTCTAATCTCTTGTGGTGGTTCAGGTAAATCAGAAGATACTATTGGGGGTCGTGCTGATTCTAATCTTGGTGCTTGTGCTGATTCTAATCTTGGTAATGGTGCTAGTCCTGATACTGATCCTAATCTTGGTGCTGGTCCTGATACTGATCCTGATCTTGGTCCTGGTACTGATTCTAATCTTGGTAATGGTCCTGATACTGATTCTAATCTTGGTAATGGTGCTAGTCCTGATACTGATCCTGATCTTGATCCTGATTCTGATCTTGATCCTGATCCTGATTCTGATCTTGGTGCTAGTCCTGATACTGATCCTGATTTTGGTGATGGTCCTGATACTGATCCTGATCTTGGTGCTGGTCCTAATACAGATCTTGATACAGATCCTGGTCCTGATCTTAATCTTGGTTCTGATCTTAATCTTGGTTCTGATCTTGATCCTGATTCTGATCTTGATCCTGATTCTGATCCTGATCCTGATTCTGATCTTGATCCTGATTCTGATCTTGATCCTGGTCCTGATCTTAATCCTGGTTCTAATCCTGAACTTTCTTCATCATCATTACCGGTACTACGTGTTGATGAAGTTTCTTCAGAATATTCATCAATATAAACATCTAAACAATCATTTGGTAAATTTTTACAAAATGATAATAAATATTGAATCATGCGTCCAGTAAACGGTTCATCATAAATTTGTTTTTTAATATCTTTTTCAATTTCAAGAGAGTTATTATAATATTTACTAAAATATGCTTGGTCTTGAATATTAAATAATTGTGATGGGCATTTTGTTTCAAATGGAATTAATGATGTTGTAAATAAATCAAATCCTTTTGGTAATTTCATATTTAAATTTGCTCCCTCTTTAATTAATAATTCTACAATTGTTTCTAAATGTAATTTAATTGCATAATAAATTGGTGGTAAATTATTACCATCTAAAACAATAATAGATGCACCTTTTTTTAATAATAATGGAATGATTATATTTTTTTGTTGTTCACTTAAATCTGATTGAATAATTGAATGTAATAAACTGGTATTAATATTATTTTCATAATATGTAATATTAATTGGAATAGAGATTAATTTTTCTTCTAATTTTCCATATTCTCCAGATATTGCAAGTTTTTTAATTTCATCTTTGAAAGTATCAGGAATAGTTGTTTGTTCATATACATTTTTATCAAATATATTATTTCTGTTAAATGGTTTATTTGTAAATGGTTTACTCATAAAAATGAAATATATTTTTTATTATATAATTAAATATAAAAGAACATAATTATATTATATATAAAGCATGAGTTATTATTTTAGACCTCCTAATTCGCGTGAACAAAATTTATATATAATTAGATTTTCAATTGATGACTTATACATGTCTCATTTTAATAATAATGTATTAATAGATACAGGTTATTCATCTCCGTCAAAAATATTTTTACCGTCTAATTTTACATTTTCATATAATCCAGATCAATCATATTTTACAATGGATTATACAAATGCAAAATATGAAATACCTCCATCAGTATCAATTCAAATAAAAGATGGTGATACAACTTTATTACCTAAAGGTTGGTTAGTATCTATTATAAGTACAACATCAACATCCGCAAAATTTTATTTATATTATATTGATGTAGTTGTTAATGGTGATGCAACAACAACTACTACAACTGTAGTACCAACTTTAGATATTTTATCTGGTGTTGGATTACAAATACAAATTATTGGTAGAACAATTACAGGACCTACATTTGCAATTGCAAATCAAGGATGGACATATGTTGAATCTTCATCCGCTGCATCTGATACTATATATACATCAATGAATGTGGGTACAAATGGTGTAGTTCCACCATTTGGATTAACAGTTGGTGGAACATTTGGTTATTTTGGTGGTGGAGGTAATGGAACAACTAGTACAACAACGTTAGTAAATTATTCTCCAACTGATGTTATAAATAATATTAATAATTACAATTTTTTTCCAATTATATTAACAACAAACGAAAGTATAACATTACCTATTGTTACTACATCAAATATTGGTCAAGAAATTATATTGTTATTAAATCAAAATGAAAGTAATAAAGATTTAACAATAACAACAACAAATACTAATTTAAATTCTAATCTTGTTTTAAATAATGAAGGCGATACAGTAAGATTTATTGCTCTTGCAAAAGATGGATTTGCATCTAGATGGGTAAAGGTAAATAATCTTTAAATTATATAAAATATTTTAATATTTTATATATTTTTTAAAATACTCCGGTATTATCATTTAATTCTGTTTGTACTTGACCATTTAAGAATTTTCCGGTATTAATAGGAACGGTTGGTGTTTCTTCTTTTTTATTATAATTACATTTATAGTTGTCTTCTAATGTTTTTGTATTTGACGCCATAATCGCTGTTCCGTTTTTTATTAAAAATTCACGAAACTGATTACTATTAGTTATATTATTTGTTTTCATAATATTAAATTGAAGTGCATCACGATCTCTGTATTCAGTAAAAAAACGTCCATCTTCAATTGCGGGGCAATTACAGCAATCACCAAATTTAGAATTCATACACTATATATAGAAAATTATTTTGTAGATTATTTCTACTAGACATTAATTGACTACTTTCTATTAAATTAATTGGATTAAAATTATTCATTTGAATCATTGATGTTTCCATCATCATTATAGGTGTAGGCGCCATGTGCATCATAGGCATCATATGCATCATAGGCATCATATTTGAAATATTATTAAATGGTAAATTCATTGGAATAATTGGTGATACTGATGATACTGGTGATGCTGATGATACTGGTGATACTGGTGATAATAAACTATTAAAAAGTGTATTTAAGATTGGTTCAATAATTCCATTACTAAATTTTCTTTTTTCTTGGGTTTGTTTGTTTGATCCAAAAGTTTGATATTCTTCTTTTTCGCTAAATTCTTTAAATCTTGGATTTTCATTTTCATTAATTCCTCTTCTTTTTTTTTATTTCCAATAACATTCTTATCTTCTTTTAATGTGATTTGTTCATATTCTTTTACATTATTACTTTCAGTATTAAATGTGTTATTTAATAAATTATATAATTCATCTGGTTTAGTTTCTGGTTCATTTTCTACTTTATTTTCTACATTATCTTCCTTTCCTCCTACATTTTCTACTGTATTTTCTTCAATTAATGTCTCTTTTAGTTGAGATACCATTTCAGATAGTACTTCTTTACTTTCAAAATTTTCAGTTAATTTATCTTCAAATTGATTTACTGGTTGAGGAACAGTATATTGATTTGATTCAGTTTCATTTTGAGTTTCAGGTAAAAATACTTGTTTGTTCATTAATCCATTTAATGATTCTGATAATTTTTGTTTAATTAATTTTTCCTGTTCTTTTATATCTACTTGATTAGAATACGTTATTATATCTTCTTTTTCTTTTTCTTCTTTTGATGAAATATAATTATAAATTGATTGACTAAATGTATCTAATACAGATATTTTTTCTTCTAGATTATTTAATTTTTGACTCATTGTGTACATTCTATAAAATAACACAAAGCATAACACAATACTGCAAATCAATAAAGTATCTTTTATCATACTAAATTTGTTTAAAAAAATATATTATTTTAAACACATAATTCTTTATCTTATTAAATTAATATAATTATTTATCAAAAATCCCGTTGGTATAACTAATAATAACATACATATATCAAAAAAACTATTATATTTTTTTTTATCTAAATCTTTTTTTATTTTCTCTTTTTCAATTACACTTTTTTTATTCATAATATTTGATATTTCAATTACAGTATCATAAACTTTTGATTCATGAATTGCATCTAATTTATTTTTAATTGCAATAATATCCTGTATAGAATGTAATTTACTTATATTACACTTTCTATTACTAGCATTTATTCTTGTCCACGATTCTCCTGATAATAACTGATATATACAATTATCTTCTCTATAACATGATATAAATATAATATATATATTTTTGGCAATTTCATTAATTCTAACTTTTAATGTATTTTGTTCTAGATGATTTCCATCACTTTTTTTTAAAAGTTCATATAAACTATCAACAAATAATAATATATTATCAATTTCATTTTGTTTTATATTACATCCAGATATTGTACAATTATCTGAAACACCAAATATTATGTGACCACCATTTGTATTCAAAAATGCACAAATTGTTTGTCTATATTTATCTAGTTGATTTGAATGGAATGTCTTTTTAAATTCTAATTGTGTACCTTCAGGATATGGAAAATTATCATATAATAAATAATTATTTGATAATAGTGTATCAATATCTTGAACAATATTATTCATTTCTAAATACTATAAATATTACTTTAATATACTAATTATTTTTCATATTTTAACAATTACAATTTGATATACTATTGTCGATACATGAACTACATTTCATTGATTTACACCAACATGATTTTTGAATAATTGGATCATATGCACTTACATCTTCTAATGATGATTTACATACTTGTTTACAATAATTACTATCAGGATCGAATGATGAATTTATTTCAGATATATTATCTTTTAATACACAAGTTAATCCAATACCAATATAATCATTTGGACATTTATTATAACATCTACCTTTAAATGAATAATCAGTAGTATTATTACATAAATTTTTATAATAAGTTAATGGAGTATCAAAATAATTCATAAATACAAGATTATTATTAATTCGTTTTACTAAACTAAAACCAAATGTATCTGGATTTCCAACAGTATGATAAGTTAATATATATTGTATATTCTCAGATGTAAGATTATTTATTTTTGTAACAAGTTCATTTAATTTATATGTTGATATTATATTTCTTTTAATTAATACTTCACCATATTTATTCACAGTATCTAACATTGAATTAATAAAATTAGAATTATTAAAATTTATATTTGACGAAATTAATAAATACGTATATATAGTATTTATATTTGTTGTTTTTTGATTCTTTACTTCTTTATTAGATCTATCTAAATATGTAATTGTTTCATTGAAAGTTATATTTACTATATTTTTTAAATCAGATGACATAATAATCATAATTTCTCTTTGTAATTTAAAATTTTGTACACTAGGTTTATCATATGGAATTAAGAATCCAGTTAAATATAAATTAAATTGATTCGCTATTTGAGATAATGTATTAATTTTATTTACATCTATAAATGGTTGTAATAATTGTAAATCATTTAAATATTGTAGATATATTGTTAGATAATCTGGCAAATATAAAAAATTATTATTATCTAATGATGATTTTTCAATTAATAATGGCAATGAATTTGATAAATTATCAAATAATTTTACAGGAGATGTATATTTGTATGAAATTATTTTCATCATTTTTTTATAATCATCTGTATCTAATAATTTTAAATCATCATTATTAAAATTTGGTGAATTATAATTAGGTGCAAAATTTTGATATTTAACTATATTAACATTTATATTAATGGGAGAATAATTTGAATTTAATTGACATGTAAAATATGTATTATTTAAATCAATATCATCTTGTAAACATTTTGCAGGACCATTATTTGTTCTAATTATTAAACTATTTTCAAATGTTTCTTTTGACATTTTATAACAAATAATTAAAAGAAGAATAAATAACAGTATTATTAATATTTTTTTCATTAAATTATATTTATAATATAATTTAATTTAATTTAAAAATGGAGAAAAGTGTTCTATTTTTTTACCTGTTATTTGATTTATTTTTGATTCTGTTATTTCTCTTGAATTTATTGCATATCTATCACTCTGTTTTCTAGTAGATACATTTCCAAAATGTTGTTTAACATTGTCAAATGATATTGAAAATAAATTATCATTTGATGCATCATCCGCATTTTGATCATATGCGGAGATTAATGTTGTATCATTTATTGCTGAATTGAGAATATAATTATTTTTATTTAGTTGTTTTATACCTTTAATATCATTAATATTAAATAATTCTTCACTTGAAACATTATTAATATTATCTAAATTACATGCATCTAATAATCCCATTAATATTGTATTTTTTGTTGCACTAGAAGATAATGTTTTTAATTGTGAACAAAAATCAGATTGTGGTGTAAAATCTAATATATTTGATTTCATACATACTAATCCTAGATCAATATTATATCCAGATGGGCATTCAGGTAAACATTTTTTATTAAATAATTTTGAATTTGAATCTTTACAAAAATTTGGATCATATGAATTATCAAATAATAACACAAAAATAATATTTGGACTTGAATTATTAGATTGATTTGTTGTAATAACAAAATAATAATTACCTGTAATACTTTCACTATTAGAATTATCAGGTATATATAATGCAAATATATCTTTAATATTTGTTAAATTATTAATATCATTTTTTATTGGATCTATACTTGACATTATTGTTGTTACTGCATCAACACCTGATTTAATCGGTATTTTATATCTTTGCTGTAATTGATTATCAATAAATAATGTACTCATATATACTTTAATATCATCATACCATTTACTATCTGATACATCTGCACTCATCTTATTTGTTATATTTGTTGAACTTGTTGAACTTATTGAACTTGTTGAACTTATTGAACTTGTTATATTTGGTAAATTAAATGGTAATGCAAGAGGAAATAATATTTCTTTCTCATATTTATAAATATTATTAACATTTGGCGTGGGAATTATATTATCTATATTAGATAATGAATCAAATAATGTTGGATCTAATTTATCATCAGTAAAATGAGGAGATAAATTTTGTAATTTAATTGTAATACTAATTTTAAATATCATTGAAAATATAGTTATATTATTTATATTATCTGATTGAGTTTTAGGATCAATTAATAATATTAATTTAGAATTATTAGTTATTATTAAATCTACATCAGGATATTCTTTATTATTAAAATATTGTTCGTAATATTTAATTAATGATTGTTTAATCCCATGAATATTTATTGGTAATGTAAATATTCCATTCATTCCGCTTTTTAATATCATCATATTCTGAATAGAATTTACTATTCCTATTTTAGTATTCATAATATTTAATTGTTCTTCTTTTGAAAGTTTATTTACTTGTAATTGATCAAAGATATTTATAGAATTTAGTAAATTAATATCTGTAGATTTTGTTTTTTTTACTAATCCACTATAACGTAAATAATTTATAATGTATTGAATTATTTTTGATTCTAATGGATTAGTGTAATCCAATTTTCTATTTTCTTTACTATTTGAAAATGAAAAATAATTTGATTTATATCCTAAATTATTCTTATTTGATACATCTCCTGCGCCAGTTGAATCAATCGGTTCATAATAATCATTATATGATATTTTTTTATTTTTTTCATCAAATATATCTGAATAAAATGTATTTTTATTAATATCTTTATCAAATATAGAATCAGGTAACGAACTAATAGTAATTGCACCATTTAAATATGATTGTGTTGGAAAAAAACTAGTTACTGACATGAAACATTTATTTTTATTTGGATCATTTGCATCACCAGATAAACATGTTGCATTATTGATATTATTATAATTTCGTTTTATAATATATTTTAAATCAGGATCAATTGGATGAAAATGCTCTTCTATGTGTTTCATACTTTGTGATGTTATTCCAGTATTAATATTATTATCATTATTAGATATTAAATTATTAAATTTTTCTTGGAATGTTGGTGAAATAATTTTTCGATTAGACATTTTTTCTCTAACATAATCAATATACATTAAATATACAATTATAAATAATAAAAATAAAATAGCTGCATGTGATATAAAATTATATAATTTTTCTTTATTAATATTTTCCATCTATAATTTAAATTTATATAAAATAAAATAAAAAATTATTTTATTTTATTTTATTGATTCATTGCATTCACATTTGCAGCGATAGGTGGCATAATTTTTCTAGATGAATCAAATTCCCTAACTGAAATTGGATAACCGGATGTTAAACTAGGACATACTGGACACTCTTTTTCTACTTTACATACAGGAGCGGGTTTCATTGTTGGTGCCCACTTATCTGTACTCAATAATATATAATCATGATCCCATTCATTAGTGAATCCAGTACCATTCATACCAAGTGGTTGTAATGATGGATCACTAGATAAAGAAGTATTTGATACATTTGATCCTGGATTTAATACTTGGGGTGTTATTGTATTTGTTGGTACAAGTCCTGTTTGATTTGGTTGATTATCTAATTTTTCAATTAATTTTTCTTTTTTTATTAAATTAATAATTTTTCTAATTTGTTCATCAGATAATGAATCTTCAAAATGTTCTACTTTATTTTGTTTTAATTTATTTTCTTCTTTTATTTTAATTTCTTCTTTTATTTTAATTTCTTCTTCTACATTTTTATTTGTTACTTCATCTTTTTTATTTAATATGATTTCTGGTTGACTTATATTTAATTTATTTTCATTAGTTATTTTATTGTCTGATTGAATATCAACACTAAATTTTTCACTATTAGCATTAGTCATATTTAATGAATCTGTTATTGTATCAATAAATAAATATGGTATTATTAATAATGACATAATTAAATATTTTGAATTATCATCTAAACGATTTTTAGATAAATAATTTACAGAAAAAATAATAAATAAACAATATAATGTAAATTTAACTAATGAACTTAATATTATCATATTATTAATATAGAATATTATTTTTATTTATTTATTATTTTTTGCATGTATAAAAAACATTATTACTATTAATAAAATTAATATAGTGATTAATACTTGAACACTTATTAATAATACAAAATACATTTTAACTTCTGATAGTGTATTATTAACAGGTTTATATACGTAATTTTCTAATATCTTTTTATTATCATCCTTACTTATTTCATCCAAACATTTTTTCCACACTTCATTCCCAATTTGTTTTAACATCTTATATTTAATTATTATAATATTTATTTTTTTTCTAAAATTAACATATATTATGAAAATATTAAGTGATATTGTTACTTATATAAATAATTTACCTTCGACTAAAAAATTAATATTATTAATTATTAGCGTTATTGGTTTAATATTTATAGCAGATGTTGTTGGTGGTATGATGAGATCTAATTTTAAAAATATTACTAATCATTCTATTGAAAATATGGATGTAGATGTCGCTCCATCAATAATGCAAGAAAGTGGTCCTTCTATGTCTCCAACACCATCTTCTAACGATAATTCTGGTATGTTACCTTATATGGATATAATGATGAATACTGAAATATTAAATATTACATTATATTATGCTGATTGGTGCGGTCACTGCAAAAAATTCAAAACCGATACTTGGATTAATTTAAAAGAAAAATTTGGAACAAGTAAAGACGTTCAATTAAATGAAATTGATTGCACCAATATAAAATCTGCCCTTGAAACACCTGCAGGTAAAAGTATAGAAGGTTTTCCCACTTTAATCTTAAATTATAAAGATACAGATGGTAAATATGTTGAAGAAGAATACAGTGGTCCTAGATCATTACAAGTATTATCTACAGTAATTGATAAATTTACAAATGTAAAACATTAATTATTTTGTATTTTTAATAATTTAAAAATAATTTGATAAGATTTTGTTTTTTCATTAATTTTTATCTTATCAACTTCAATATCTAAATTTATATCTAAATTTAGATCAATACTACTGTCAAGGTTTAATTCTTTATAGACAATAAATTGTATAAATTGTTTTTGATTAAAAATAATATTTGATTTTAATTCTAATCCGGATAATTGATTTTTTACAAATTCATGGATTTCTGTTTCCAGATTATAAATAAAATTATCTGGATTTAGAACATTTAAATAACTCGTTGTAAAAAATTTTTTTACTCCTTGAAAACATTTTGTTTTCATTGAAAATTTAATTTTATTTTGATCTTTTAATATTAAATATTCTGTTTTACTTATTTTTCCAAGATAAAATGTCATATAATAATTTATAGAAATTATAAATTATTATTTAATTTATTATAATACAACAGTAGCTGTTAATTTATTATAATACAATAGTTTACTGTTAATTTAATTTATTATAATACAATAGTTTACTATTAATTTAATTTATTATAATACAACAGTAGCTGTTAATTTAATTCCTTTATTCTCATTTATAAAATTTTGTAATGATTCAACAGAATTAAAACTTAATATTCTTCCACTACCACCCATTTGTTTGTTTTTTGCGGATAAGTATTGCGCTTTGGCCGCTCTATATTCATTGTAATAAGGTACATTCGCTTTACTTTCAGTATAGTTCATATCCATACTGGTTTCACTGAAATTTCCACCACCCATTTGTTTGTTTTTTGCGGATAAGTATTGCGCTTTGGCCGCTCTATATTCATTGTAATAAGGTATATTCGCTTTACTTTCAGTATAGTTCATATCCATACTGGTTTCACTGAAATTTCCACCACCCATTTGTTTGTTCTTCGCGGATAAGTATTGCGCTTTGGCCGCTCTATATTCATTGTAATAAGGTACATTCGCTTTACTTTCAGTGTAATTCATATCCATACTGGTTTCACTAAAATTTCCACCACCCATTTGTTTGTTCTTTGCGGATAAATATTCCGCTTTGGCCGCTCTATATTCGTTATAATAAGGTACATTCGTTTTACTTTCAGTATAGTTCATGTCCATACTGGTTTCGCTGAAATTACCTCCACCCATCTGTTTGTTTTTTGCGGATAAGTATTGCGCTTTTGCCGCTCTATATTCATTGTAATAAGGTACATTCGCTTTACTTTCAGTATAGTTCATGTCCATACTGGTTTCACTGAAATTTCCACCACCCATTTGTTTGTTCTTTGCGGATAAGTATTGCGCTTTGGCGTTTCTATATTCGTTATAATAAGGTACATTCGCTTTACTTTCAGTATAGTTCATGTCCATACTGGTTTCACTGAAATTTCCTCCTCTTTGAGATTTTCTAGATCCCTTTCTAGATCCCTTTTTGGATCCCTTTCTGGATCCTTTTGAACGTCTATTTTCAGTATTTCCAGAATCTGTTTTTTTCGCTGCTTTTTCCGCATCAATATTTTCTAAAATTTTAACTACTTCTGCTAATTTATCTTTGTTTTCTTTAATAAAATTTTTGCTTTTTACCATTTCTAACATTAATTTAGCACGTTCTAAATGATTCGCTTCAGGGTGCATTTCTTTTATTTTTCTATATGCAATTGATTTATATGCTCTCGCTTCAATTTCTGGTAATTTTAAATCTGTTTTTAAATATTCAATTGAAGATTGATGAAATTCATCTCCAGGAGATGGGGTACTTCTTCCTCCTATCATTTCAGATTCAAAAATATAATTACTTACATTAATACTATTTATATGATTAGAATTTTCATATGATTCAGTTGCAAGAGATAAAATATCATTTCTAGAAGGTATATATTTTTGATTACTCATTTTATATAATACTAGTATATAATTTTTCTTTTTAAAAATTATTTATTTTAATTATTAGATTTTTCTATCTAATACTTGTATCGTAGATTCTTTAGATACATAATCTTTATTCCAGGATTCTATTATTATTTTGTCTATATTAAGAGAAGTTAAGATTGATTTACCGCCTGATCCAAATACTATGCATCCCATATATATATTATTATTTACATATATTATAATAAATCTATTATCATTTGAATTATTTATTATAGTAATATTATTATTATTAAAATTTAATATCATTACATTTGTATTAAAAAATTTAGCAATTAATTCTAAATGATCAATAGACAGTATACCAATTTCTTTAAATCTCACAGTAATAATATTAATAATTCTTAAACGTGTAGAATTATCTAAACATTTATAATAAGAAGATAAACCAAATAAAAAAGAATCAATCATTGATTGATTAGGATTATTAATTAGTATATTTGGTTCACCGTTAAAATATTGTAATTTAAAATAAAAACTTATTTTAGGAGTAATTTCTTTCATTTCTCCTAATTCTAATTCTGAAAGTATTTTAAGATCTGGTAAAGAACCTAATTGAGTTTGCAGAAATGTGTTTACATCAAATTTTTCTTTTGGCATTTTAGGTAATGTTGAACCTAATTGTGCTGATTGTGCACCAGCTGGCGGTGCACTTGGTTGTAATACAGTTAATGTCCCAGATGACGCCTTTGGTTGTAATGCACTAGATGACGCCCTTGGTTGTAATACACCTGCTGGCGGTGCACTTGGTTGTAATACACCTGCTGGCGGTGCACTTGGTTGTAATGCACTAGATGATGCACTAAATGATGCACTAGATGATGCACCAGATGATGCACTAGATGATGCACCAGATGATGCACTAGATGATGCACTAGATGATGCACCAGATGGACCAATAGCATGTTTTATATATAACGCTTCATCAAGTGATTCATACGGTTTGTATAATTCATCACTAACCGTTGTTGGTATTATTCCTCTAATTAATTTAAAATTATCACGTAATACACATAATTCATAATGTCTACCATCACCATAAATTATTATACAATTATCATTGATTGGATTATAATAATAATCTATTCTTTTAACATCCCTAGATTCTAATGATAATAAATTAATTTTAAATATTTTACATAAAATAGGACCAGTAATATCTACAGTTAAATTACGAAATATTTCTTTTCCACCAAGTAAAACTGGTTCCTCATTAATACGACGTAATTCCTCCGATTCAACTTTTGTTCTTAAATCATATAAATTACTGTACCTGTTTCCTAAAATACTTAATCTAAATTGCTTGCATACTTTTTTTCTATCTTCGTCATCTAAATAAATATAATTTCCTGATAATGCTAAAAAAAAACAATGTATTAAACAAGAACCACCGCCCAATGTATGTACTCTTTCTAAATTATTAATTTCCCTAGTAGGAAAACCACTTATACTACCATTATCATAACCCGCACCGCCTGCACCTTCACCTCCATCTTCACTCGTATCATAACCAGTTGATCTTGTATATTCACGACTAAAGTCATTTATTATACTAGGATTATCTAACATAAAATTATTAACCCAATTATCTAATAAAAATTGACCAGTGCTTTCATCTACAATTGGTCGACGCGCACTGGATGATAAACCTGATGCACTAGATGTATATGGTCCATATAGACTAGATGCACTAGATGATGCACTAGATGATGCACCAGATGATGCACCAGATGATGCACCAGGTACTAATGGTCTACTTAAACCTAACGCACTAGATGAACTGGATGATGCACCAGATGATGCACCAGATGATGCACCAGATGATGCACCAGATGATGCACCAGGTACTAATGGTCTACTTAAACCTAATGCACTTGATGTAATACCAGGATATGAACTAGATGATGCACGTGATAATGAACCTAATGGTCTGCTTGGCAATACTTCTTGCTCTTCTGATGATAATAATACTTGTTGTAGTTCTATTTCATCTTGTTTTGCAATACGTATAGATCTGTCAGTACTTGGTACAAGTTGTGTTGATATTTCTCCTTCTTTATCTATATACTCTATTTCATATAATATTACGTCATCTATATTTATTATACTTTTTATTTGACCAAATGTCCCTTGATATATAATATATGTATTATTAGACAATGCACCTTCTACAGGTGGACTACTTGATCTAGCTGCACGTAATCCAGATGAACTTGCAGAAGAGGCGCTCGCCGCGGGTCTACTTGCAGAAGATGCACTCGCTGCGGGTCTACTTGAAGAAGATGCACTCGCTGCGGGTCTACTTGAAGAAGATGCACTTGAAGAAGAGGCACTTAAACCAGATGCACTTGAAGAGGCGCTCGCTGCGGGTTTAGGATTTAATTGTGCTTCTTCGTGTAATAATTTTGCATATTCTGCAGATAACTCTTCTTGGGACGCTTGTCTTACATCTGTAGAAGGTATCGTTAGTGTATCAATTTCTCCCGTTCTTTTTCTATATTCTATTGTATAATATAATTCATCTCTTTCTACCGCTATTTTCTTTTTTATTATACCAAATTGACTTTGGTATATAATTGGTGTATTTACATTTAAAGGTTGACTACCACCTTTTTGTTTCTTTTTTTTTTCACTAGGTTTAACTTTTTCACTAGATACATCTTTTTTTTCACTAGATACATCTTTTTTTTCTTTTTCTATATCAATTGATTCAATTATTTTCATTGTTTCATCTAATTCATTCTTAAATTCATTTAAAAAATCATCAGATTTTACCAATCCTAACATTAATTTTGCACGTTCTAATGATGTTGCATCTGTATTATTTTTTTTAATAAAACGATACGCTAGTGATTTATATGCTCTCGCTTCTAATGGAGATAATTTTAAATCATCTTTTAAATAATCAATAGATTCTTGATGAAATTGATCACTAGGAGATGGTTTATTTTTTTTACCACCATACATTACAGAATTTTCAGTTTTATAATTATTTTCACCTTCATTAGATTCGTCATCTTCTTCAGTCATATATCTCATACCTTTAATTATTTTAGATGTACCGCCAACTTGTATATTTTGTAAAAATATATTTAAAGTTTCTGAATCTAATAATTCTTCTCTAGAGGGTACAATACCATTAAAAGGTGTGTTTAATTGTAATCTAGAAAAATTACTAGAGTAATTTTTCAATGAATTTAATATATTATTTCCTTCTGTTTCTGACATTTCTATATAATATTAATTTTTAATTTAAAAAAATTAATATTTATTACATTCTACTGTATAAAAATACATATCCGTTATGATCTATATTAAATCCCGGGTTGTATCCGGGATTTGGTATTGAAATCCATTCTGTGCGTGTTGCATTTGGACTATACTTAAATGGTTCATTGTCTGGAATACCGTCTGTTATTTTTGGATTATTTAAAACCTCATCATCATTATATAATCTAAATGGGGTTTTGTTTGTACCGGTACGATCAAATTCTAAATATTGATAATGTCCGCCTTCAGCATTTCCAGTATAATAAATACAACCTTTTAATGCAAAATTTATCTCACCAAGTGTAATTAATGGATTTACACTACATTTTCTATTATTAAAATTTAGTCTACCTTCTGAATAATAAAATCTTTTTAATGATATAATTAAATATCTAATTTCGGGATTTAATACTATTTTAATTTGTTTGGTGTAAGGTAATGCTCTGAAAGGAGATGTTAATTCAAAACACCAACCATCTAATGGTTGTTTTGTATGATCAACATTTTCTGGTGATGAAAAACTAGTAATACTATTTTGAATAGTATCTGTTAAAGGTAATATTAAAATATTTTCATATTCTGGTGCAGGGTTTCCAAATTGATCTCTTATTTGTGATTTATTTTTTTCTTTTTTATTTCCATCACTACAAATTAATGTTTCTATAAAATAAAAGTTAAATAATTCCATTAAACTTATTATAGTTGGTACTTTTGATTCATGTAATTTAGATAATATCGCAGAATTTAATGCCTCTGTTGCATCTTCTTGTCTATTAATACTAAGAGTTGTAGTGCTTACCATATAATCTAAATTATCACCAGGTTTAATATATGTATCTTCTCCTTCTGTAATTGGTGAGTCTAATAATTTAAATAAATCTTTTAAAGATTGTAAAACAATATTAGATTTAATTTGTTCTTCTGCTTTAAAAAAATTATATCGTTCTCTTTCACCTCTGGGTGGTGTTGAAATTAAATAATCAAAATTTAATGGATATACTGGATTTAATTCATCTGATAAAATAATTCTTTTTAATTCAGGTATAGAGTATAATAATTGAATAGTAGCATTTAAATAACAGGTTACACCTTGATTTAATATACCTCTTCTAGATAAAGTGAAATTTGATGGACGCGCTAGTACAGATCTAGATCTTTCACGAGGATCATAATACACTAATAATTGTCTAAAAAAATCTAATTCTGTTCTTACTGTTCCTAATCTATCATCAGATGTTATTTGTTCTTCAATAAGTACCATAAATTTACCATCAATTTTTACTAAATATTTAATAGGACGATCAACTGATAAAATTTTATTTATTTTAGTTTTTTTAATTTCACCAGGAAATGATATAATTACATATTGACCCCGATAATATTTTGGATTACCACCCACTAAATTTAAATTTTTTGATTTGTATAGACTATTATTAATCATATATCTTTATTCAATAAAAAAAATCAAATCAAAAACTTTATATATTAATATGAAACATTATGAATATTATATAAATAGTTTAAGTAAAAATAAAAACAAAAAAAAATTATTTAAGATATAATTATCTAATACATAATTATATACAATGGATACAAAAAACGATAATTTTAACACAATATTAATTGTTGCAGGTTTAGCGCTCGCAATATTTTGGTTATCATCCTCATCTAGTTCAAAATTCACTAATAACAAATCTAAATCCTTAAACAAAATCAGACCTGGAATGAAAGATAATAAATTAAGAGAAAATATTGCAAACGTTGGAGAAGAAATGATAGCCCCTTCTGGATCAACAGGTAATGATTTACCTGTAAATCCTGGAACAGCAGGTGAACCTGCCTCCACTATTCCTCCGTCTGTTTCATCTTCAGCTGAATTAAATAAACAATTCCCTACTGGTTCTTTTAAACCTTTATTATTAACTCATTCTGATTCAGTCACTCCTTCTACAACTGACATGAGTTCTGCTGATGTAGGTAATAATTATACTTTAGGTGTAGACCAAGATTTAGCAAATCCTTCTGGAAGAAAAATGCAAACTAGTACAGATTTAAGACCCCAACAAATGAATTCTGGTTGGTTTAACTCACCATATGACCGTGAATCTCAATTAAACATTGAAAATGGTAATTTACTTGCATCCGCAACTGCTCAAGCTAAAATCGGTATTGATACTATCGGTCAATCTTTACGTAATGCATCTTATGATATTCGTGGTAGTGTTGCTATTCCTAAATTTGATATTGGTCCTTTTAATAACAGTACTATTGAATACGATTACAATATCAAATCATTATATTAAATATATTAAATTTAGAAACAATTATATTTCTAAATTTAATTAAAATCAAAGGTCACGTTTACGATTTTAAAGGTCACGTTTACAATTTTAAAGGTCACGTTTACAATTTTAAAGGTCACGTTTACAATTTTAAAGGCCACGTTTACAATTTTAAAGGCCACGTTTACAATTTTAAAGGCCACGTTTACATTTTTTTAGAAATATTTTTTCTTTATTTTCACGTTTTTGAGAAATTACTTTAGTAATATCTTTCGCTTTAGTTTCATCTTTTGTTATTTCTGCTAATCCAGTAATAATTACTTTTTCATTAAAACCACCTTTTGATTTTAACATCGCTTTTTTTATTTTACCTTCAGGTATAGAAACTTCTACATTATGATTTTCATCCATGTAATCAATAATATAATTTTCATATTGTTTCTTTTCATCTTTTAACTCTTTTAGTGTTGTCATTAATTTATTTATTTTTTCATCTGTTTCTAACCAGGATTTAACCATTTCTTTGTATTGTGTTTGAGGGTTATTTTCATTTTGTTCATTTTGTTCATTTTCTGACATTTTATTATAGTATATCATAATTATTTTTTTTATTAAATAAAACGTAAAAATTAAATATTACGAATTATACTATTAACACTGTTTAATATAGGATATACTTGTGTATCATACAATATACGTTTTGGTCTCGCTTCAGTTGTAAAAATTGGTATATATGAATATGTATCAGCATATATTACTGGATCATATCTATAATATACAATTGGTGATGTAAATACTGAAGTTCCTTTTAATGGTCCTGTTATTGCAGTTAATCTTGATTCTCTAATCATTTTTTTCTTTTTTGGTTTATAATTATCATCATCATCGTATAATATTTTTTCTAATTCTGGATCTAATTCTTCATCATCTACATATTTTTTACCACCAGTAAAATCAATATTATCAAATGAACCACCTTTTTGATTACTTTTTTTTGGTTTTTCATTATGTTCTTCCTCTTCAGATGAAAAAATTGGTTTATTTGTTTTTTTAATTAAAAAATTTTGTAATTTTTGTTGAAAATTATCTATATTTAAAGAAGATGAAATTGGTTTTATCACATATTCAATTCCTTTATAGTTTTTTTTAGATTTTGTTTCAAATAATTCAAAATGTATATAATCACTATCTTTCCCTCCTCCTGTTTGATAATCTGACTTTACTCTTTGTAGAGTAAATTTAAATCTTGGTAAGTGTCCAGATAAATATTGAGATAATGATTGGTATGTTAAATGTGCTGCTTGTAATGAATTACTAGCATTTACTACTCTATCAAATGCTCCTATAATATAGGGGTTAACTAACTCATATTTTTTAGTTTTATCCTTTTTACTCATATTATAAATTAAGAGAAAAAAGATGAAAAATTATATTAATATATATAAACGAATATATATTAATATAAGAAAATGGCAACTAGTACTCTAGTATTTGAGGTTAAAACTATTCAAAGTAATGCATTTAAAACTTTAGTAGATGCAATTAAAGATATTTTAACAGAAGCGAATCTACATTTTACAAAATCTGGTATATCTTTAAATGCGGCAAAAAAACCAACTCATGAAATGAGTATTATCATGAATTTAATGAAAGATAAATTTCAGATCTATGATCTGAAAGAGGAAAAGATTCTTGGTGTAGATATGGTAAATTTACATAAATTAATTAAGACAATGAATAATGATGATTCTCTTACATTATATTATGATAAAAGTGATCCTAATAATTTAGGAATTAGAATGGAAAATGAGAAAAAAAATTGCATTACTGATTACAAACTAAAATTACTTGATCTAAATCCTGACAAAGAATTTAAACTTCCAAATGATAGTAATAAAACATATTTTCAAACAATTTTAAGTGTTCCTTCTCAAATATTCCATAAGATTATTAAAGATATGGCAAATATTTCTGATTCAATTGAGATCACAAGTGTAAGTGATATTTTAACCTTTTCAGGTAAAGGAGATTTTGCAATTCAATCTTCAACACTAAAACAAAAAGAAAATAAGAAAGACGATGAAAGTATTAAGATTAGCAAGAAAGCAGAAAATCATGAAATTATTCAAGGATTATATGAATTAAAAAATTTAACCACATTTACAAAATGTGTTGGTCTATGTTCATCTGTCGAACTATTTTTGAAAAATGATTACCCATTATTTATTAAATATTTAGTTGCAGATTTAGGTTATGTCTATTTAATCTTATCCCCCAAAGTTAATAATACTAAATTATCTAAAGATAATCTTGATTCTGATTCTGAAAATGAATCTTGATACTGATTCTGAAAATGAATCTTGATACTGATTCTGATACTGATACTGATTCTGATACTGATTCTGAAAATGAATAAAAATTAATTTATAATTAATAAATTAATTTCTAATTACTTGGTGTATTACTTGGTGTATATGGTGCATAATTTAATCCTATACTAGGTGCTATACGTAATTCAATACTTGGTGCAATACTTGGTGCAATACTTGGTGCAATACTTGGTGCAGTACTAGGTGCAATACTTGGTGCAGTACTAGGTGCAATACTTGGTGCAGTACTTGGTGCAATACTTGGTGCAGTACTTGGTGCAGTACTTGGTGCATAAGGTGCATAATTTAATCCTATACTTGGCGCTATACGTAATTCAACACTCGGTACCATACTTGGTGCAAGACGTGGTGAAATACTTGGTGCAATACTTGGTGCAATACTTGGTGCAATACTTGGTGCAATACTTGGTGCAATACTTGGTGCAATACCTGGTGCTATACTTGGTGTATATGGTGCATAATTTAATCCGATACTTGGTGCAGTACGTGGTGCAGTACGTGGTGCAGTACGTGGTGCAGTACGTGGTGCAGTACGTGGTGCAGTACTTGGTACAGTACTTGGTACAGTACTTGGTGCTATACGGGGTACACTAGGTGCAATACTAGGTTCAGTACGTGGTACAATACTGGGTGCAATACTTAGCGCTACACTAGGTGCAAAACGAGAAGCAATACTGGGTGCTAGACTAGATGCAAAACTGGGTGCTATACTTGGTTCAGTACGTAGTACAATACTGGGTGCAATACTAGGTTCAGTACGTGGTGCAAAACGTGAAGCAATACTGGGTGCTAGACTTGGTGCAAAACTGGGTGCAATACTGGGTGCAATACTGGGTGCAAGACTAGATGCAAAACTGGGTGCAATACTAGATGCAAAACTGGGTGCAATACTTGGTGCAATACTGGGTGCAATACTGGGTGCAATACTTGGTGCAATACTTGGTGCAATACTGGGTGCAATACTGGGTGCAATACTTGGTGTTATACTTGGTGCTAGACTAGATGCAATACTGGGTGCTAGACTAGGTGCAATACTGGGTGCAATACTGGGTGCAATACTGGGTGCTAGACTGGGTGCAATACTTGGTGTTGCTTTACTTGGTGTAATACTTGACGTTATATTAGATCCTTGAATGGGTTTATTATTATTTTTTATATCTGGAGTTATTTCATCTAACAATATACTACTTAATTTAGATGGATCAATTGTACCATATGTATTATTTTTAAAATCAGGTGGTAAAATATTAGAATTAATATTACCAATACTACTCATTATATAATATATATTATATAATTAGAAATTAAAGTTCTTCCGTTCTATTCATTATTTTATCTAAATTATAAGATATTTGTGGAGGTGCTGTGTTTCTTTTTAATCTAGGTCTATCACCAGTAGACGATGCTCTAATTATTTTATCATGATATTCTTCTTCAAAAAAGTTTCGAACCGGAGAAATATTTGGTGATAAATGAATTATATTCTTATTTATAATATAAAACTCTTTTCTAAATTCTTCTATTGTTAAAAATCCTCCATACACTTTTAATGATTGTCTAGGTGGAGCGGTTATAACAGGATAAGAATTTAATCCAAATAATTCTCTTCTGAAATCTTCAATTAATGAATTAATTTCAGTTGTTCTATAATTATTTTCTTTAATATTATACGCTTTTGCACAATTTAATGAACAAAAACATCCCTGAACATTATATTGATTATTCACATATTTTATAGGTAGTCCAAACGGTGAATTTGTAAATGAATGTGAACACCACCAACACCATAAATCGGTTTTTTCTTTCCATTTACAAACATCACTATTCACAATATCTATCTTACAATCATGAATTTTACTTATTAATGATTCCTGAATATTTTTAATATTCGATACTTCCTGAAGTTTTTGATGTAATGCATTACATCTTTCTGTCAAATATTGACAATTATAACATTTTTTCTTGTTATCAGAAGTTTCTGTCATCTGTAATTCACTATTTAATGTCATTTCTTTGTTATGTAGTGAACTTTCAGACGTCTGAAATACATCTGTTTCTTTTGTTTCTGATAACTCTAAAAAAATATTATCCTGATTGTCATTTATGTGTTTTAATTTTTCTGTTTTTTTTGTATATTTATTAATATCATTGTTTGACAATGGCAAATGAATTATCAAACACTCTTTTTCAGGATCCAATGATGATGTAACATTTTTTGAATCTATCGTTTGAATGTCTAACACTTTACTTGTTGGTTTTCTTCCTCTCTTTTTTAAAATTTTAACTGGTTGATTTCCATTTGTTTCTTGTAATGTTGTTAAATTTTGCTCAAGATTTTCTAAATTTTCATTAGTTTCTTCTTGATTCATATAATACTAATTAGCGATTTATCTTTAACTATTTTTTTTCTAGTTACTTGCACTTGCTTGCAAGGTTGATTCTTCACTATCAACTTCTGATGAAACTAAAAAATTAGCGGTGTTTATTCCTGCTTTTTTATTTTGTGCAAGTTGTTCTAATATTTTTTGTTGAGAATTATTTTGTTTTAATACATTTTCCATTCTAGAATTTTTTTCCTCTTCTTGTCTTTTTTGTTGCATCATAAACTGTAATATTTTATTTTGTTCTTCTTTCGCTTTTTGTTCTGCAGTTTGAGGTATTATATTATTCTGAATATTTACTGATAAATTTCTCATCATTTCTTTTTTCATACCTTCATCCATACTATTAAAAAATGGAATTGCTTCTGCTGCTTTTTTTGTTGCAATAAAACCTGCTGCACTACCCACCATTAATAATACAAATCTCATTTCAACTGAATATTCTTTGAATTTTGATTTATATTTATCCGCTAATTCTTCATAAATTTCACTGTCTTTTGTTGTTAATTGTAAATGTTCAGGAAATCCATCTAATGTATCTTTTAATCCAAATGGATCAAACATTTTATTTAATTTATCTACCATACCTACTGATCCAAATACCATTGATTTAAAAAAATCTACACTGTTCTTTTTACTAATATTTGATCTGTGAAATTCAATTTCAGCACACATTTCATGATAATCAGAATTATAGGAAAATTCTTTTGTTAATATAACTTTATACGTATCTTTAATATATTTTAATTCCGCAAATTTTTGTAATCTTTTTAATCTTTTTTGATCTTCAGTTAATGAATCATAATTATCTTTTGGTTGATTATTTGGAAATGAATAATTTTGATTTGTATTTTGTGCAGTATTTGTTGTTGGTTGTGTATTTGTTTGCGCTACCGGTGGTGCAGATACTCCACCACCGAAAAATGATGCAAAAAAATTAGTAGGCGCTGGAGCGGGTAATATTGGTTTTTGGGGTAGTTGAGATAATAATATTGGTTTATTATTTATTAAATTTTTAGTTGATGATCTGTCTGATTTAGATAAATATGATGACGCGTTAGATACGGATGATTTTATAGAATTAGATGATTTAGATGATTTAGATGATTTAGATGATTTTCTGTTAATTGGTGATTCTTTATTTAAATTATCAACAACATGGGAATCCGCTTCATCATCTGATTCTGAAATATTTGTTAAACTAATGTTTTTTTTCTGAGGTTTTATTTTAGTTGGATCTGCTAATAAATCCAAGTGTAAATCTGTTGTAGTATCTACTTTGACGCTGGGTTTAATAGTGCTCATAGATAAGAAATAGAAAGTAAATTAATATTTAAAACGTATAAACTTTTATATTAAAAAGTATTATTTTTAATATAAATTATTTTTTTGCATTATTTAATTTTTTTAAATAATACATATTTTGATATTTTTCTAGATTTTTTAATTGCTCTAAAGATTCTTGTTTAAAAATATATTGTTGTGTTAAGAAAAATGCTATCGCCATCAATAGAGATACTTGAATATCGTGATTTATTTGATAAGCAACTATACTTAATAGTAATATTCTAGAAATTGGATTTGAAAATAAATCTATTATAAATTTTGGTGGTTTTCCACCAGTACCAATAAAACTTCCATAAGATAAAAAAAATAATAAAATAAATGTTGAAATATATGTATTATCTGAAAATATATCTAGAAATTTATTAATTTTATTTGCAATAGTGTCTACAGGCAGTCTTTTTGCTTCAAAAATAAAAACATTATCTATATCTAATTTATCCATTTATAATATTAATTAAGATTAAAAATCTTTTTTAATATTAATATATTAATTTTATAATGAGTAATAGATTAAATTTTTCATCAATAGATGATGCTTGGGGTATTCCTCAAAATAATAGAAAAGAAGAAGATGATCTCAATCCTGGAAAAAAATTTAATTATAAAAAACCAGTAGATAATACTTTAGCAATAAATAGTAATGAAATAACAGAATTAAAAGAAGAAATTCAAAAATTAAAATTATCTCAAGAATTAAGAACTAAAAAAGTTGAACATTTTAATCAGAATACAGAACAAAATGAATTAAGTGATACATTAAAACCATGCTCTTTAATTGATGAACATATTAAAAAATGTTCTATGTGTAAAAATAAATTATTAAAAGAACTTTCAAATACTCATGATTTAAAAAATAATAAAAAAGTAATAGAAAATTATAAACAAAATGAAGAAAACGAAGATAATTATGATCAAGATTATAAATTTAATTCATATTCCTCTGTTTTAGAAACATTTGATAATATAACACCTAGTCAAAAAAATTTATTATTAGTTATAATTTATGGTATTTTAATTATTGTAGTTACTGATTTAGTAATTAAAGATACAAATTAAAATTTAAGTAATTATAAATTTTAATTTAAGCAATTATAAACTGTAAAAAGTATGTTAAAACGAAATATCACAAAATTATTAATATGTGGTGGAGGTTTCAAATTATTTTACTTGGTTGGTTCTGTTAAATATTTAATTGAAATTGATGTATTAAAAAATATTAAAGAATATATTGGTATATCTGCCGGTTCTGTTCTTGCATTATTATTTTTAATTGGGTATACAACTAATGATTTATATAATTTTTTTCTTGAATTTAATTTTGAAAAATTAATTTCACCAAATATTGATGCCTTTTTTGATAATAAAGGATTAGATAATGGAGAAAATAAAAAAATTACAACTGAACAATTTTTAAAAAAAAAAGGAATAAAACCTGATATTACTTTTTTAGAATTGTATCAATTAACAAATAAAAAACTCTCTGTAATTGTTTCAAATATTACAAAAAATAAATTAGAAATAGTTAATCATGAAACATATCCAGATATGAAAGTAACAACAGGTATTTTAATCTCATCTGCACTTCCTATTTTATTTGAACCAATTATATATAATAATGATTATTATGTTGATGGTGGTGTATTTGATAATTATCCAATTGAGTTATTTGATGATGATGAAATACTTGGTATAAATATGATTGATGATATGGGTGATTTAAACTTTAATACAGATTTTTTTACTTATATTATTAAAGTATTAATGTTATCATGGCATTTTAAGGATAATGTTAAATCAAAAAAATATATAGCAAAAACTATTGAAATTAAAACAAATAGTACACAAGAATTAATTAATCCTGATGTTTCTATAGAAGATAGAATTAAACGTATTAATATAGGATATGAGTCTGCAGTAAATCATTTTTTAAATTATGAATTTAAAAATGATGAACAAAATAATGCACTAGATGATGCACAAGAAGAACAAGATGAACAAGATGAACAAGATGAACAAGATGAACAAGATGAACAAGATGAACAAGATGAAGAACAAGAAGATCAAGATGAACAAGATGAACAAGATGAACAAGATGAAGAACAGGAAGCACAAGATAAAAATAATAATTTACAAATAAATAAAAAAATACTAGAAAAAATTAATAATATTAATTATATAATTTAAATGCATCTTCCAGGGTAGCGTATTTATTATCATTATTATTTACTGATCCATTATATAATTCCGAACCATTATTTTCAACTTTAGTATTTCTAACATCTGATATATTTGATAATTCACTATTAAAATTATTTGATGGTTTTATTTTCTCAGATTTTAATAAATTTAAATTATATTGTTCTTCATGACTTTTATAATAATCTAATATTTCTTTTTGATTATTATTTCTTTCTAATTCTAATACAGATAAATCAGGTAATTTATCTGATTTATCTTCTATTTTTTCTTCTATTTTTTTATTCATTTCTTCCATTTGTTGTTTAAATTTATCAACATTAAATTCTGTTACTTTTTCAAATGAATTTTTTTGTTGTTTAAATTGTGATTTTAAATCTAAAAAATTTGTATTTTCTAATTCTTCTTTTAATTTTAAAGAATCATATTCTTTTCTTAATGTTTCATTTGATAATATTGTATATGCATTATTTATTAAATTAAATGTAATATATTTTTCTTTCTTTTCTTCTTCAGAAATATTCGCTTCAAATTTATCAGGATGATAAATTAATACCTGTCTTTGATACGCTTTTCTCAATAAAGTGGTACTAAAATTTGTTCTGGTTAATAGAAAAATATTGTACAGGTCGTATTTTATATAATCATTTACAGAGATTGACATTATTTATATATATATAATTATTTATTCTTTCTATATTTTAAGTTAAAATAAAATATGGAAGCATTAATATTAAGTGTGTTAGGAGATATTCTTAGTTTTGATAATGGAGCAAGTTTTACTAATCGTAAACGTATAACAAAAAGTAAATATGGTGAATCATTTATTCAAGAAGGTATTGATTATTCTATTAATAAATATTTCTTATTTCTACATTTTGGGGGTGTTAATCGTGATTTACAGCATCATAAATATTCTATTAATTCTATTATGATGTATGCAACAATGAAAGGATTAATTGAAAGTAAATCAAAGGGGGTTAACTATGATTTATGTTGTAAAGAAGAATATATTAAAGTATATAAAAAATATTCAGACAAAGATAATAAATTTCGTTATTTACTTCCATTTGATTATATTAATTCATTTTCTAAATTAGAAAAAAATGTAGATAATAAACCATTATATGATTCTGATAATAATAATGCAATTGTTATAACACGAATAATTCCGATTGCATTATTATTATCAAATAAAAAAGATAGAAAAAAAATGGTTAAAGAAATTATACTAAATATATTAATTACACATTTTAATGTTAAATGTTATTTAAGCGCTGTGACACTTGGACTATTTATATCTTATAGTAAAAGTAATATTGATAAAAGTAAATGGGCGATTAATTTAGTTGATTATTTATTAGGTAATGAATTTGAACAAATAATTAAAGAATTAAATTTACACGATGAAACATTTATTATTCAAAAAGAACAATATGTTACAATGTGGAATGAATATATTGGATTATATTTAAAGAATGCATTAACGGAAAAAAATCCAAATACATTTTTAATGATTAAACCAAATCGTCGATTTCAATATTTGTATTATCTTTCTAATTCTCCTGATGAATTTACATATGGTATTGGAGGTGATGATGCAATGATATGTACATATGATACATTATTATATTGTAAGGGATCTTGGGAAAAAATGGTTTTAATGGGTGTAATTGGTCCTACAAATAATACGGTAATGGGAACTTTGTGCGGAGTATTATTTGGTATTGAATTTAAATTTGAATCGGTAATGATTGAAAAATATTTGAATGAAGATTGGATAAAAAAAACAATAAAACTAGGAAAGAGTTTAGGTTTGTAATTTAATTAATTTTTATATATTTTTTTCTAAAATAAGTTATATAAGAGAAATGAATAAAGAAGGTGTTAATGAAGATGTTAAACAACTTGTTACTACACTTGTAACACACTTAAGAAGTGACCGTTTTAAAAACGCCTCTGCTTTTGTTATACCCACTAGAACTGGTACTCCCGCTGTTACCCCCGCAGGTCCCGATGCATATTATGAAGCGGTAAGAGTTGCATTAGGATTAGATGCTCCTGTACCGTGCACTGATAAAGGTTCTATGACTAGCAGTGCTAAAAAAGAAGCGAAAGCAAGAGATACAGCAGCGAGACAAGATGAATTATTAAGAAGATTTGATACTATCGATGCTACGCTTAGAAGTATGATTACAACAGCGGAATCAAATGCCGAAGCTGCTGTTGCAACAGGTAATGCATTACTTGAACAAGGAAGAGAATTAAGTGCTATAACAGCAGAGAGGATATATCAATTATCACTATTAATTCAGAGAGCTGATGGAATGTATCAAAATTTACGTGGTAGAGTAGCGCGTTTAGATGCAAGAGAAGCAGGTATAGATAGTAGAGAAAGAAATACAGAAGAAATAGAAGCAATAATACGTGAATTAGTAGCACGTACTCGGGAATTAGACGCAGCAAATGAAGCACTACGTGCTGAACTTGCAGAAGCGAGAAGACCCGCTGTGGAAGAAGCCGCCGAGTTACCCGCTGCAGCATCACTTCCACAATCTGCATTCGCCTCATCAGGTGCTGCATCAGGTGCTGCATCAGGTGCCTCAGTAGGTGGTAGATACTTCACTCAATACGGTGGAGCATTAGAACTACCCCAACTTTCATGGGTAATTACTAAAATTATGGAAAATAGTGTAAAGAAATCTGATTATATACTCCACAAAGGTAAACAAGTCTTACGCATTCCTGATTCTAACGAAATGGCCAAACGTTTTTGTGCACCTCTGTACATTAACTATATTGGAGTAAAAGTAGATAATGTCTGCGATGCGATGACCCTTGAAACATATAAAACTATTCCTGGGGGATTAGAAGATTCTTATGTAGCGTCTCTTGGTTTAAATACCTCTGATGCAAAAAGTTTATTAAGAAAATGGGACGAATGTGTAAAATCTATTCGTGATAAACTTGCGGATGCAGGTTTACCCTCTGCCGGAGACCTTCCTAATAAAATATCACTCCCTGTTATCCAAACAGTAAGTAAATTAAGTACTATCAATCCGATTGTTTTATCGGCGTTAACTGACGCTAATAATAGAAACCCCAGTCTTGTACACATGGTACAACCCCCTAGCACTTTTTTTAATATTAGACTAAATTCCAGACAAAGTGGAGGAGCCTCTCGCAATCGCCACGCTCCTCTCTATCCTAAATTAGTAATGAATGGTGGATCATCTCCTTTTGCAACATATGGAGGTAGTGCAGAAGTTGATAACATGGTTAGTGTTATTGAAAATAAAATTAAATCATTATATGCAGAATATAAATCTGTATCCGGTCAAGAAATTGATACAAATATTAAAGATAAAATAACCGACTATGTAACACAAGTAAGAAGTGGTTTTGAAAGTTTAGAAAAAGATCTCAAAAATTTAAGAGATGCAAATAGTTATCTTGCTCAAAATCCTTTATCTGAAGGTTTACCTAGACCTAATTCTATTGACGGATTAGCATCATTAGCGGAAAGTAGTCGTGAAGTAACCGCAAAAGCACTCAGACTTGGCAAACAATTTGACAAAATGAGTCAAATGGAAAAATTATTAGCGGAATTAGTTAAGAATTCATTACCTAAAGCTTAAATAAATAAATTAAATATTTATATTTAATTTATTTTCTAATAATAATACATGATGGAAGAAGATAATTTATATATTAAATTAATAAATGAATATGGATCTATAAATATATCTAATGAAAGTTCTGAATCTGATTTAAATTTATCAGAGATATTTACAAAAGAATTAAAACCCGATACAAATGATACAAATCAAACATCTGAAATAGAATTAACTGAATTACCAACAGAAACTCAAAAAATAAAATTAAAAGAACCAGAAAAAACACCAAAAGTAAATCAAGATAATATACTAAATAATACACAAGGAGAAATAAAAAAAATATTAGATAATTTACCAATTGCAATACCATCAAACCCTACATCTGGATTAACTACTATTTCAACACCACCGAATGTTACATCGGGAGTGACTATTGCAACATCACAAAATCCTATATCTGGATTAACTACTATTGCAACACCACCATTATTATTAAAAAAATTATCAAAAGAATCTATTATTTTACAACAAGAATCTATAGCAGAAAAACCAAAATCAGAAGTATTAGATGTACCATCCGAATTAAAAGAAAAACCAAAAGCGAAACTACCACCAACATTATTATCACCTTCTTTACAACTTGCATTTAAAGGTGGATCTTCTAATTTAGAATATAATATATTTACTGATAAACAACCAACCCTAAAATATATCGTTTCATATTATTATAAAAATTATAAAGAAAAAATTGATAACCAATTAATACCTAAAATTTTAAATAATAATGAAATAATTATGATTATTACCGCATGTTTTTATGCATTTTTCATTAATAAAAAGTTTAATACTATTGACGAAATTATAAATATAGAATTTATATCTTCTATTCCAAAACATGTTACATATAATTTTATAGATTTAATTACTCTTAAACTAAAATCCAATAAGAATTATAACGATATTCAAAAATATATTGATGACTTTTCAATACAATTAAAAAAGAAAGTATATTCAAACATATATAACAAAGATATAGATATAGAATATGATCCAAAAAATTATAAAATTAATATATATTTAATAGAAGAATTTAAACAAGAAGGTGGTAAAGTAAATGTTAATAATCAAATTAAAAATAAAATAGAAAAATTATCAACGTATCTAAAAAATACATCAAAACAATTTGATTCAAAAATTCATGAAATTAATAAATATGTACATTTTTTAAAAACTATATCAAAAAAACATAAAAATCAACAAAAAGGCGGTACAGTAATAACTGATATTGATAATGAATATAATAAAGAAAAAGAATTACTGGAAAAAATAAAAGATGATACAATTAAAGTAAAAGTTTATCAACAAAAAATGATTGATAAAGCGAATAATTGGACAATACAATTAATTAATGAAAATAATGCATATAAGACAATAGAAGATAATGAATATGGAATTGCACGATTTATATTAGTACCAACAGAAGATTTAAAAGATGATGAAAAGTTAAAAATGTTATTAGATTATATTAACAATACCGCATCAATACTAACATTTAAAAATGAACCTAATGGAGATTCATTTCCTACAATATTAAAAGTAGAATCTCTTGGAAATGTTACACCAACATATGTAACAGATAAATTAAAAAAATATTTTGAAAAAAAATATTCTTTATTAATAGAATTAAAAGATAAAGATACCAATACTAAAGATACAGAATCTATTAAAGAACCAAGCGTATTTCATGATTTACTTAAATTTCTTGGATTTAGAGGAGGTTCTTCTATATCATATAATGGAGAAGACGCTGTTGTTAGAGAACCAGACGATGCTAATAAATTATTAGAATATTGTTTTACATCTAGACAATATAGAAAATTTTTAGATAAAATGCAAAATTACCTTAAAACAAAAAATAAATCATTAAATTTAGAAGAATTAAAAGAATTAAGAGAACAAGTAGAACAAGTTCAAAAAATAGAAGAAAATTTATTAGACATCAATAAATTATTAATTAATTATAAATTAATATCAGAACAATTTCCTGATGCAATCACGAATGATGTTACTATTCACCATATGAAAAATATATTAAAGAATAATAATGTATTAATAGATAATTATGGTAATGTAAATTTAGATACACTTGAAAAAGTAAAAGTATTAGAAAAATTATTATTAGCAAAAGAAGGATTAGATGAACTAAAAAAAAAAAATCCTCTAATACAACAAGGTGGTAATGTTAAAAGTGTAAATTTTAAAAAAAATTATATGTCCTATAATGATTATAAATTTTTTACTAGCGATAGTTTTCAAAAACAAGCAGAAAAATGGATTGGTGATGATGAACCAATTAATAAAAAAAAGTAAATAATAAATTAATAATAAATATTATTAATTTATTTGATAAATGAAGAAATAATATAATACAATACTAAAATCCCACCAATTGCATAAAATACGTATGAAGATATTTCCATTGATTTTATATCATATGGTGTATATTTTTGATTTTCATTATTTTTTATATTTTCTAAATAAGCACCAGGAATACTTGCAGTTAATATAACTCCAATTATAAAACAAAACATCATACTACCTACTAATAAATAATTCATATACATATATATATATATATAATATTTTTTTTATTTATTATTCATAGGATTCATTATTATAAAATTAGAACTATCTGGACTTTCTAAACTATCTGGACTTTCTGACGATATAATTTTTTTTGATTCTTTTTTAAAATATAAATATATTAACCAAATAAGAAATAAAAAAAACATCACAAATAAAAAATACATAGTTATATACAAACTAGATATGCTCCACTCAGTCTGTTTAATACCTTCAATAGTAGGTCCGTATAGAGGTGGTGTGTATTTTTTATTCTTACTCTCCGTCTCTATTTTTATTTGATTTTCTTTCTCTAATTCATTTTTTGCTTTTTCTAAATTTTCCTTAGAACCAATAATTACTACATATACAATTATTCCACCAAACAAAAACATAAAACTTAATAACCCTATATTTAATGCTATACTTTTATCTTGAAGAATTGATAATATCATAATATACTAATATATTATTAATTTGATAATTAAATTAATTATCAAAAATTACTCTTGTCCTACCATTTTCAAATCGTAGTACATTATAAGATAATCCATATACTCTTAATCTTGATGGATTATTATAAGATACTGATCTACTTAATATTAATTGTAATGCAATATTGTCTATTCTACTAAAATTACAAGATCCAGATGGTTGATATTGTTCAGGTGCAAATGCAAATGAAAAAACCATAATACCAGGCGATGGTGTTCTTTTATGACCACGTAATACTTCTAATAATTCAAAATAATTTGCAGGTCTCATAGAAATTCGATCTTTACCATTCAAAATTAATTGACCTTGTAATATAGATGATTTTGATGAAGGTAAAATGCCATCTGTATAATTAAATACATCACGTAAACCACCTAATAATAATATTTCAGATTGGGTTCTAAAAAATAATTCTTTTGTTGGATGAATAAATCCAAGATTAATCATATTTGCACTGTTATATAATACTCGTTCGCTATCTGATTGTAAATATTCAAATAATATATTTAATGTTGCACGTGAAAATTTTAATTTTTCATCATCACCTAAAAAATAATATTCAACATATAAAAAACTATCACGAATTGTTAAATTACTTAAAAAACTAAGTGTCGATGATTTACTAATATATGTTGTTTCTGTTCCAGTAATTGAAGTTTGATACTTTGTATCTACTCCTATTATATTTCCATTCAAACCACCCGTTGTTACAAATGAACTATTGTTATCTATTTTTAAATATGATAATAATTGTGTTATCGGATCAAATGATAAATATTTCATATAGACCGTATTATTTCCCTGTTGCTGAGATATATATTCTCCAAAATTATAATTTACTATATTATTATTTACTTGAATACTATTTGTAGGCCCATATAATAAACATTCATTTAATTGATTAAACTCAATATTAATTTTAATATCTGAATGATACATCGATATTATCGGAATTGGAAGAAATTCTCTACAAAAAGAAAATAATAATGGTATATATACAATTTTAGATGGTTTTCCCAATGTAAATTCATACATATCAGGTGTATCACCAATCATTTTTTTTATTTTTCTCATATCTGTTAATTCAAACCATATATTCATCCAATCTCCATACTGTCTATCAATAATTCTTCCACCAATTTCTAATTCTACTGTATTCAATAATGCAAGACCAATTTTTCTACTCCATGCAACATAAACATCTACACCATTAAATGATGAAGGAATTGCTGGTAATTCTACATATATATATGAATTACCTATCATATCTCCATTTTTTGATAATATACACGATACTTTATTACCAAAATTTGCTTTTAAATTAAATAATTGTGGCATTGATTCTCGAGAAAAGTTAGAATGTCGTTGATATGACGCATGAAAAAATGTTATCTCTGGTTTTGATGTAAGATAAATGTCTTGCTCACCGTATGCCGCTAACTGAATTGCTCCACTCACCATTATTATTAATAATATATTTTCTTTATCTAAAAAAATAATTAAATTAATTAATAATTATAATAAGTTCCAAAACATGAATTACTACAAAATGTACCCGGCGTTTTTACCCAATTACCACATTTACCAATACATTCATTACCAGTTGAATTACAATTATAACAACCATATGATTCAATTGAACCTGGACAACGAATTGTTTTTAAAACATTATACTTTTTTATTTTAATCAATTTATTACAGATATTATTATCATATTGAAAATTGTCTAATCTATTTTTTAAAAATTTAATAAATTTCTTTAATATATTTTTTTGTTTATTTTGTAATATATCCATTTTAATCATATATTTATCATTTTAAATTATTATAATATCAATTTTTAAATATTTTGAAAATATATTATATGGGTTGTTCTAATATTTATTGTTTTATATGCGGAATGACATATTGGAGTTTACATAGTGATTACTTTGATTTAGATAATGTAAATGAATCTAGAAAAAATAAAAAACCAATTACTAGAGATAATATCGTGCAATTATCAAAAAAAACTATATATTTTAATAATTGTACTATTTTAACATTAGATAATAAAGTAATACATAATTGTGAAGAAACAACGTGTAATGGTCAATTTTATAGTAATACAAATAATTTAGAATATAAAATATTTGGAAGTTATTTTGAAAAAGATACCATAAGCAGTTATTTTTTAAAAATTAATAATTTTGGTGTATTTTTACATACTGATTGTTGGAATTATATAAAAAACAATTATAAGATTGAATTAAAATTTTCAGATTTACCTATTCTAAGTTTAGAAAATACACCAAAAAAATATAATCATCCCTATTTACCTCCATATTTTAATATAATTGATTATGGTAAAGTTCAAGAGTATTGGGGACAAGAATTTGATTATATTAAATTAATAGATGATAAAAATGAATGGATGTGTGAAAGTTTACTTGAAAAAAATACTAAAAATATATCCAGAATAAAAAAAATTATTTCTCAATTAAATTTAAAAAATAATCCAAAAAGAATTGGACCAAATATTAGTGCAACATTCTATAATGATAATATATATAGAATAGGTAATAATGGTAATTTTTGGATTACTAAAAATAATAAATGGAATGAAATAAATAATCAAGTTATTTCAAAAAATTATGTAATTAAAATAAAAAATATTAGAAAAAATAAAAATAACAATAAAATAATTAATTATATTAATAAAATTAAACAAATTGGTCAATATTCAACTGTTCCGATTTTTATGGATAATTTATCAGAATTAATTACTCCTAATAATATAACATATTCATTTACTATATCAGCGTTTGAAGAAGACTTTGATAAAATTAAATTATAATTATATTTCAAATGCTAATCATGCAAACCAACCATAATTAACATTTATATTTCAAATGCTAATCATGCAAACCAACCATAATTAACATTTATATTTCAAATGCTAATCCTACTTTACCAACCATAATTAACATTTATATTTCAAATGCTAATCCTGCTTGACCACCCATAATTCTTAATAAATTATAATTTCTTGCAATAATTTTAATTGCATATTGTCCAGAATTTGTTGTTAATGAAAAAAATGCATCACCTAATTCTGAAAAGTTACATGATCCTGATGGTTGATATTCATTTGGATATAATGCGAATGGATATACATGAATACCAGATACTGGAATATTATCATATTTATAAAAATTTCTTAATGTTGTCGCTTCTATATTTTCATCAAAACGTTTCTGACCATTTAATACTAACTCAGATTCAGTAATTGCAGAATAATCTGGTAGGGGCGCTTTTGTAATTTTATCGTTAATATATAATGGAATATATGGTAAATTTGGAAATTTTGCATACATATATTTATATATTTTTTTAGATAATTGGGTTACTGGATTATCTTCATCATATCTATCATAATTTTTAAGTAATCTATAAAATTTAGATTGTGTATAATTAAAATATTGTTTATTTACAATATTTGGTAATGGTTGTGCCATCCAAAATAAATCTTTTACAGGTTGCATTAAATTAATTTTTGTTTGAAATAATGTACCAGTATGTGTATAATTACGATAATTTTCTTGTTCTATTAAATATTCATGTTTACTTTGAGCAAATACTTTTCGTTCTTCATTATCCAAATAAATGTATGTTAAATATAATTTTAATTTTGGTTTTCCTGATGTTATTACCTTAGTCAATGGATCCATTATTATTAAATTTTCTAATTTATCTAATTGTATGGTTAATTTAACATCAGAATGTAATAAACTAATCATTGGAATACTCATTCCAGTATTTTTATATCTGTTAAAATAAAATTTTAATGGTATCTTAATTTGTGTTTTAGATTTTGTTAATGAATTAAAATTAGTTAGTGCATCTGTATTTCCTATCATTTTGTTATATCCTCTCTTATGTCCTGGTGGTAAATTAATTTCATTCCATACATTTAACCAATCTGATGTTATTTTCTCAATTAATACATTATTTATTGATAAATCATAATATTGACCAATATAATGACCTAAATCTTCTATCCATGAAAAACGAGGCGCTGAACTTGTTAACGTACTGACTTGCTTAATTTGTTCAGCGACAGTATTTTGTCCAGTATAATTTCTAATTTCATTTTCATATCCTTGTAAAAAATTATTTTGTATTGTAGATATATTTGATATTAATTGAGTATTTTGAACAACGTTTGAACATAATGAACTTTGAATATTAATTAATTGATTATTATATAATACATTATTATAATATTCAAATGTATGCGTTACTGATATAAAATTATTTGTAATATATGATGATTTAAATATTTGTGGTACATTAATTACATTAATCGTCTTGTTTGCAAGTTGTCCTAAAATATATGATACAAATGAATCTAATGTTGTATATGATTGAGATATTGAATTTGATAAAGGATCTGTTTGTAATATTAAATATCCATCATAATTTGCATATTCAGGACCAAATGTTGATACATTCGTATATGTATATAATCCATATTGTTGTAAAAAATATGAAGGAGTAATTTTATTTGGTGGTTTATCAAATGTAGTATATACACCAATAATCGTTTTCGCTTCTGGCGCTACACCAGCTTTTAATACAGAAGAGGATAATTTTATAGAATTAGTAGAACTTGCAATTGCAAGATTCACATTTGATACTACTGGATCACTATTTATAATTTTTATTGGAATATCTATTATATTATTAATAATAAAATTATCATTACGACCGTATATCATAAAATATTTATTCTCTATATCACTATTTGAATATACAAATGAAATATCTAACAATCCATTATTATTAGCAGATTTAGTTAAATAAACTGGACTATTACCATATATATCATTAACGAAATATATATCAAAAAATGGTATAATATTATTACTAATATTCAAATAATTATTAATAGTAATTTTACAATTACTAATTGTATTCATTTTTATTGTATTATTAAGAATATTTAATGAACAAGTTATTGGATAATCAGATATAGTTATATCTCCCGCAAAAAAAGTATTTTTAATTGAATTTATTGTATTAATATAAAAATATATCTTACCAATATAATTAAATGATGATTTATTTGATAAAATAATATAATATCCTTCATTATCATTATATTCAATTTGAGAAACTTTATATAATTTTAAATTTTTTCCATATTCATTATTCGCACTGTATATATATATAAAATTACCAACTTGACAATTTGGAAAATTATTAATATATATTTTATACCGTTCATCATATATATAATTAATTGATATTGAATTATTTTGAGTAGATACACTTTTTGCACTATCTTCAGTAGTTTCTAAAATAGTATTAAAGATAGAAATATTATCCATTATAAAATTTATATTATTATCTGATTTTATTGTAATCACTGATTTTGATTTTACTGGAATTTTACCTGTATAATTAATTTTATTATAATTAATACTATAATCAATATTTATTACACCATCTGGTATTAAAAATGTTTTATTATTTGATTTAACTGATTTATAATTTGGATGTGCAGTATAAGATACTGATTTATATCCAATATTTGGTTTAATACTTAAATATATGTTTGATAATTTGTTAATGTCATCATATATTTTAATACTATCTACACTTTTTGCATAATATTTATTCTCATTACTTGTTTGCACTCTTACATTATATATCCCATTCTTAAAAATATTCTTATCCACAAAAAAAGTTAATGCGTAATTTGTATAATTATCTTTTGTAATAATCTCATTTTTTATAAAAATATTATTTAATGATATATTTACTAACGATGAAATATATTTTTCATCAAAATATAGTACAATTGAAATATCAGTATCATTCATAATATTTGCAACACTATCTATATTTAATATTGTAATTTTTGTATTATAATCAATATCTACATTAATAGATGATCTTAAATCACATATTGTATTATTATTATATTCTAATTCAACTGTATATTCATTATTATTTATTTTATCTTGAATTATTACTGGTTCATAATATGTCATATCACCAATATATAAAATATCAGATGAATAATAGATTGGTTCTAATGTATGTAATTCTCTAATTTTTATTCTGAAATAACTATTATCTAATAATCCTTTAACATTATAATTTATCATTAATTTTTTATTTTTACTTGTTTGGTAGGATAATTCATTTGTATTTAATTTAAAATCAATTAATTTAAATTGTTTATCTTTTGTAATAAATATATATCTTGATGGATTTGATAAATATATATTAGATGTATTATTAGATTGTAATGCAATAAAATAATTATTATCTTGAAATGTATATCTTTTATCATAAAAAATAGATGTATTAAATTTTATTGAATATTCTTTGGTATTTGTATCATAAATTAAATTATCAGTAATACAAAACATTCTATTTTCTTTAGAAGATACTGGTAATAAATATACTTTAAATGATTCATTCTCTTGAAACGTAACATTTATATCAAATTTTAATTCATAATCTTCATTATTAAATACTTTTAATATTTCCATTTTTGATTTTGATATAATAACTTGTTCTGTTCCTGATTCTATTATTATCTTATTCGGAGATACTAATTTAATTGGATAGTCAACATAAATATCATTAATACTATCATCATTTATTAACTTCCATGTACCAGTATTAAAATATTTTAATGGTGTAATTCTAGATAATCCACTGTATTTTGTATTAGAATCAAATAATAAACTAGATATACTTTTATTTATTCTCTCATTTTTATAAATAAATTGTAAAGTTACATGATTATCTATTTTAAATATTGATTTATCAGTATAATCAATGTAAATTTTATTAATATTTGATATAAAATTATTTGTAGGTAAATTATATTTATTATTAGTTCTCATTGAATTAATAATAGATTAAAATATTTAAATATGTTTTTTAATTAAATTTCCTTATATTCAAATTAAGTAAATGATACTAATCCTGAATTAGTAAATGAATCTAATGGAGGTATTTCATCTAAATTTAATGTAAAATATAAATATATTGGTGAATTTAATAATGTTACATCAATGTTAAATATATTATTATCTACACTAAATGGACTTTCAGATAATTCTATTAAATCATCATTACTATCTGCGATAATATTACTATAAAATACTCGAATTAACGAATACTGTAAATTTTCCGTTGGACCAATTGTTACATGTAAATTACCTGGTGGATAATTATTTAAATTTATATTTAATATATTTACAGTAATTGGAATACTAATATTTATATTAATATCATTAATACTTTTGACAGAATCTTTAGAAATATTAGAAATTGTTAAATAGTAATCACCAATATCTGGTAAAATTAACGTAAATGTTCCATTCGGATTTACATTCGTACCATATATTTGATTCGTATATGTAGAATCAAAACTATAATACACATATAACGGAATATTTGCATTCAAATTAGTAGTTAATGTATAATTACAATTATATGTATAATAATCTAATGAACCAGTTAATGTATTTTTATCATAAAATGTATAATTTAATTGATTAACACATGACGCTGAATTTGAATTATAACCAAAATAAAAATATATTGTATTTGTTGTCATAGTTGGATTTAATGGAATATAATTAATTGTAAAATGAATAATATTATTTATAAGAATTATATTTGTTATATTTGTTGATAATAAATTATTAAAAGTATTATTATCTCCATAATAAATATTTATATTTGAATAAAAATCTAAAAAATTTACAATTGAATTTTGATGATAAGATGTTAAACTAAATGAAAATGTTTTTGCAGTATTATAATATCCCCAGTTATTATTAATATCTAATGAATTTGTTTCTAAAATTAATTCAGGAATTACTGTTAATGGTGTTAATAATGGAATATTAATTAATCCTGTCATATCATCTGAATCTGATACTGTTAAATAATTTTGTGATTGTGTAAATATATATGTAAATATACTTGAATATCCATCTAAATCATTTCCAATAATATTATTACATGATGTTAATAATTCTTGTGATCCTGTATCAAAAATATATAACCTATTTATAGTAATATTTGAATTCCAACCAATTAAATTAATTTTAAATTGTGATGAAACACTATCTTCTTGTTTTATAATAAATGATAATTCTGTAAATCGAATTGTATTATCTATTGTTGCCCAATTAAAATGTAAAGAAGATAATGTTTCTTCACTATTTACATAGAAATTTTGATCTTCATTTGAAAATCCTGGATTAAAACTAAATAATAATTCTTGATTAGACGCTAATATATTAGAAGTAATTAACATTTTATTTTTATTAAAAATAAACCATCTATTTATATGATTTGTTAAATCATATAATTCATCATTTGATAATGTAATTGTATAAATATTATTCATATTTAAAAATCCATATGTTGGTGATATTTGTCCAGTTATTTTTAATTTATTAATATTATTACTTAATCGTATATTAAAGTTTCCATTAAAATAATTTTCATTACATACACTTAGATAATAATCTTGATCAATATTAAATTTAACATTTAATGGTAATAAATACATTCCATTATTTGTAATTAATGACGTATTTATTATATTAATTAATATCGGTATATCACTAAAATCACTTTGTTCATATGCAAATACATATAATAATGGAATATTTGCAGTAAATACATCTGACCAATTTTCTAAAATAATATTATATGGTCCAGTATGTGTTGTATTATCTAAATAAAAATTAAAATTATCTGTAATAATTAATGGTTGAGATATTTGTAAATTTAAATATGGATCTTTATTTTTAAATGATATCCAATAATAATTATTTGAAAATAAATAATTAAATGTTGCAACATACGTATCGCTATATTCAATTGAATTTGTCATTGTAATATATATGCTATCAGAATAATCACTGTTAGTAGATGCCCATACTTCTAATGTTTTAATTGAAGAATATATATCCCATGTAGTTAATGTTAACGTATGCTCTCCAGATATTTTTGTATTTATATATAAAATTGGATTTATAATTGTAATTGGTGTACTTATTTGATAAGAAATTATATTTCCACTATTACTTTTAAGATCTGATACAATAAATGTATAAGTACCCTCTGCAAGAAAAGGTAAAGAAAAATCTGCTTGATATGTATTGTTAAGATAATATATTGGTCCTGTTGTTGCAATATAATTATTATTTGAATCATAAATATTTAAACTATTTATATAAGATAATGTATTGGACCAACCACCAATATAAAGTATAAAATTATTAGAAAAATTTGTATATTGATTTAAAGTACATGTAAATCCTGAAAATGAAGAAGATATAGTATATGTTCCCGATATATTTGTTAAATATATCGTTTGATTTGGTGAACATGTTGTATTTAATTCATTTGGTCCAGTTATTGTAAATGTATATATTCCTACATTATTAAATGCATAATAATCGCTATTATTTAATAGTGTAGGTAATACTATTGTATAATTATTATTATATTGAATAACATTATATAGAATATTAATATCAACAGTAGATAAATATGTTGAATTAGATAATAATGTTAGTTGATTTGTCAATGTAGAATTTATAGAAATTGGAATATCCATATTAATATTTTTTGATTTATTAATAGTATCTGATACTGTTAAATATGATGAATCGTATATAATACCATTTAATTCTAAATAATTTGGACTATTTGTTAACAGTCTAGGAATATATTCATTTATACATGAAGAAGATATATTTATACTCCATTTATTTGCAAGATATTTAATTGTACCAAGATTTTCATCATGATTTAATAATGTAGTATATAGTATAATTTCTGGAATATATCCAATCCAATATTGCGATCCTCCTAATAAACTACCAATATCTAATGTTTCATAATTATAATTAATTTGATCTATTAACGTTTTAATTAAATAATTATTAATATATATATATACCGTTGTATTATTTTTTAATAATGAAAGAATATATGGATTATCATTAAAATTAATTGTTTGATATGCATTAACACTAGAATTATACATTAATGCACCATTATTTAATCCAGAATTTAAATTAAAACAATCAGTTGAAATATCACTTGTACCATTATAAAAACTTATTAATCTGTTATTAGTAGTAGTATTTAGAGAACTTGCAGAAAAAACCAAATACAACGAACTATAAGAACCGGTTAAATTACCACCAGAAGTATTAAAATTAATATTAAGATTAGAATTATTAAAATATGCTGCATTTTTTCCATTAATACTTTGAATAATTGGTGCAACACTTGGTGCAATAGTTGGTGTTGTTGTATTAATCGTAACAGGATAATTATTACTAGATAAATCATTCCATGTTAATATATTATTACTTCCATCTATTGTTATTGAACTATTATTATTTGAATCTAACCATAATTTTGGATTAAGTGCAGGACTATTTAATATACACGGTATATTCCATTTTTCATTTAAATAGGAATAGATTTGATTTCTTTGTTGATAACTAGCACTTGTATTTAATATAATTATTTCATAAATATTTACACTTATTGGATTAGTAATATCAAAAATACTGTTATTTTGTCTAGCACCAATTGCAAATCGTAAACCAGTACCTAAAGTACCGTAAGAAACGGTATCTTGTAATACACCGTTAATATATATTGTACCAACACCATTATTAACGTTAAATTCATATACTTTTTTACTTAGGGAAGTAATATCAGTATAATCTAAATTTATACTATTAATCGCTAAATTTATCGTATTACTAGATGATGTAATTAATGCAAATCCATTTGTAACTTGATCGTCAGTATCACCTAATGTATTAATACAAGATAATAATCCTGTATTATTAATGTGTAATAATTCTTCAAATACATAAAATATACTAAAATTATTTAAATCTAATCCTACCATATCTGTCATTGTTAAATAAGAACCATTAAATATAACTTTATTTGTGTCAAAAATTGGATAATATATAGGATTTGATTGTGAAAAATTCAATTTAAAATTTTTATCATTCCATGATAAAACATTATTATTTTCATCTAATGTAAAATTATTTCTAGAACTAGCATCTAACCATATATAAATATTATTTATTGGTATTGATCTTGATATAAGTACAGGATTCCATTTTTCTAATAATAATTTTTCTAATGAATATCGATCACTAGGAATTAATCCAGTATTAAAAATAATCGTTTCATAGATTTCTCCAGAAAAAAAATTATTAAATGTATTTGAACCTGAATATCTTGATCCTAATACTATATTTGTAAAATCTCCTAATTGTGTAAATGTTCCACTACTTACTAATGATCCATTATAATAAATACTACCATTCATATTATTAATACGAATCTCATATACTCCAAATGGTACTGTTTTATTAATATTATTAGAATTAATTAATATATTACCATTTGTACCAGAATTTGTAAGAAAAGAATATTGATATGTGCTCAAATCTGTACCAGTAAATGCCCATGCATTTAGATTATTATAATCATTAATAGAATCTGTAGAATATCCACTTATAATCCCAGAGTTTATTTGATTATATTGTTTAACTACTATAAAAATAGTTAAATAATTTATTGATTGATTAAATGTACTATTACTATTTAACCATTGATTATTATTGAATAATAATCCTCCATTGTGATATTTTGGTTGATTTAGAATATTAGATTGATATATATGATTATTATTTCCACTTTTATCTAAAATCTTAGATACATTATTATTACTATCTAATACTAATGATGTAAAATCAGAAATATCATACCAAATAAATGGAGATAAATTTATTATTGTTGAATTTGAATAATTCACAGATTCAAGATTAATAAGATTAATATCTTGATTATTAATCCGCTTATTATCTTGATTATTATCTTGATTAATTACTATATTAGAACTTAGATAATTTTCTAATTTTTTTACGACGGGTGTATACTTTATACCACTTGATTGTGGTATAAAATTTTTTGGTAAATTAATATTTGATACGTTACTTTTATTAGTATTAATAAAATTATATTTTGTTTTTTTTGATTCATTTTTTGTATTAGAATTACTAATAGAATTATTAATAGAATCCCAAATATTTGAACTCATTTTCTTTACTTATAAATATATAAAATTTTATATATTTATAATTATCGCTAAATACTAAAGTTAAAAACCTTGAATAATAGATTATATATCCCATTTATATTTTAAATAATTTTCTACCTTTTGTCGTTCTAATGTCGATAATTTAGTATTATAAATAATTATTTCATGTATTAAATTACCAAATGTTAAGGTATTTCCTATTCCTCCTATCATATTATTATACATACTACTTGCATTTCCTACTTGAAAATCTGTTCCCGCTAATAATGTATTTATATATGTAGATCGTCCAATTTCACTTAAATATTCAAATGATACTATTTGTTTTTGATTTGGTGTATAAACTGAACTTTGTAAATCTTCTCCAATATTCCATGATTGTAAATATTTATTGTTTACTGTAAAAAATGTATTTGTTTCATTGGTTGTTGGTGTTTCGGTATTATCCATTGAACCTAATATAAATTGTGTAATACTCGCCGTATTTTGTGGTGTTAATACTATAAATATATGATAACTTTCATCATTGTATGGTATTGTTCCATTGGGTAAATTAAAATAATTTCCTCCTGCAAAATTTACACCCTTATTAGTATAATCATATATTGGGTACGATGATGTTGAAGCGTTATTATTATTTAGTGTCTTATCTGTCCATTGTGATATAAGATTAGATGAATTGAATATAAAATTAGCATTGGTATACGCATCTAACCATAGAGATAAATTAGAAATATTTAATGGTGAAAATGTTTTAATTAATAATGTTTTATATAATGTTTGATTACTGTAATCATTGACGGATCCTGATAGTATATTTAAATTTGTAACTTGTGATAAGTATGGTGACCATCCATCCAATAAAATATTTCTTGTATTAGTATTTGTATCATATGTATCTAAATTTGAGAATAATGTAGTAGAATCAATAAAATTAATTGGACCCACTTGTGTTGTATGTCCACCAAAATTTGTTTCTGTTGATATATAAAAATATATAATAGAATTAGATTGATTAGTAATAAATGCAATTATATTTCCATATACCGTACTATTTTCTATTAATGTAACATCTTGGACTGTTGCATTAGATATTGTTGAGTAATATAAATAAACGTCAGGATAAATTGAATTAAATGGATTTATTATAGATGATATCGTTAATTCATATGTTTCATTTTCATTTAAAATACCATAATTTCGATCTATTGTCATTGATAATGTAAAATAATTAATTAAAATTGGTGGTATTTGGATTAATATATTATTTATTGTTATACTAAAATATAAATATTTATTATCGACATTAACTAATCCTGGTACTGATAATATATAATTATTATTTTCATATGTAATTGGAATATTTGTAACAAATGTAGGTGATGGATCATTCGTTGATATACCGATTGATAAATTAAAATTAGTTATTTGATTAGAATATAATCCAATTGTATTTACTATTTCTTTCCAGTTATTTAAGTTTACAGAAAATGATTGATTTTCTGTTATTATTATATTTGATATTGTATTAATTATCATATTAGATACATTAATTGGTTTTGGTGCAACAGAATATTCAGTATTAAATTGATCTAAAATGTGGATATAATAAGTGTTTGGAGTATTAAAAATTATATGATTATTTACGTAATAAATATTATTCATTTGATATACTGTTGATGGACCAATATTAATTAAATTAGTTATATTATCTGGTGATGTATTATATCCAAGATATACTTGTGTTTCACCTATATCTTTCCAATTATCTAATATTATATTAATTAATGTATTAACACCAGTATATGTAGTTAATTTTGTAATTGGAACACGTGGATTTAATGTTGGAACATTCCATTTTATTGCAAGATTCGCTTCTGTTTTCATTCTAGATATTAAATCTAATTTTACATTGTATATTAATATTTGATGTATATATCCATCTAAAAATGAATTAATATCTAACACATTACCTCCTATATTAAAATTTGTAGTAAATACGTCATTAAGTGTTATATCATTAAAAATTGGTTGATTATTACCATTTATATATACTGAAAAATAGGGTATTGTTGTATCAATATTCATATTTTGTATACCACTTGAAAATTGTGTTGAAAGTTCTGCATATGAATTTGTTCCAATAGATACTTGATTGTTTAGATTTGATAAATTATGTCTTATATTAATTAAATGTTGATTTGATGATATAATTGTTGGATTGTTCTCTGTATTATTATTTATATATCCTACAGAAAATATAGTAAATTGATTATTATTATTTAATACTAATTGATTATTGATTGGTATCATACTTGCATTATTAAAATAAACACCTGTTTTATTATTTATTGTATTTGTTTGAAGTATTGGTAATCCATTTGTTGTTTCTACAGAATTTGCATTCGCTGTAAGATCTATCCATGTTAATATATTATTATTTCCATCAAAACTAAAATTACTATTTGTACTTGCATCTAAATTCATGATTGGTTCATTTATTGAATTATTAAAATCAGATATATTTGGTTCCCGAGATATATATGGACTAGATACAGGTAATAAATTTGTTAATCCCCATTTATTTGCAAGATATCCTTCTATTAATATTCTTTGATTATTATTTAATTCTTCATTAAATACTAACATTTCTCCTAATGATGCAGTCATTGGAACATTATTTATTGAATTATTTGAACCAATTAACCATTCTGTTTGATTTGCATAATACCAATTACTAAATACTCCTGTATAATTATTAATTCCATTATAATATATATTTGTTGTTCCTGATTCAGTTGATCCAGATATTGTATAAATTATCCAACCACGGGGCGGTTGTGTTGGTATTTCAGTATAATTATTTGGAGGTTGTTGTGTTAAACCAAAACTAGTATTTATATATCCAAGATTTGTAAATGATTCTGGTGTACTTGATAATCCTAATGGTCCGCTACTATTAATGTTAGAATTACTTGGAATATTAATTATATATATTAATGTAAATGCAGTACTATTCTCTAATATATTTGCATTTTGAATTTGCATTACACTTGCATTAAATACTAATGTATTAATACTATTTTGTAGACCAGTAGTAATCGGTGAAAATGTATTATCTATTACCGCATTGTATTTATTATAGGATATATCATTCCATTGAGTAACATTATTATTATTTTGTATTATAGAATTGGAATTACTTGCGTCTAACCATAATTGTAATGAACTAAATAATAATGGAGTAAATATTGTAGGAGTAATTGGAACAAGAGGATGATACAAGGGTAAATACATTTCTAAATTCCATTTATATGCAAGATATCCTTCTACTGAATATTTTTGTTCTTGTGATAATGGTTCATTAAATATTAATATTTCACTAATTAATCCATTAAAATAATTTCCTATAAATAATTTATTATCATTAAAAGAATCTCCATAATTACTTATTAATCCATTACATTGATATTGAAATAAATTATATTCCTTATAAATAAGAGTTTTAGAATCTATATCTGCATTAAATAAAGATGGTGATGTTTGTGTTGAAATATTAATAGGCGATGTAATTGTAGTTTGATTTGTACCATTTCCTATAACTCTATTTGTATCTGTAATAATAAAAGGATTTGCAATATTAGAATTATTCCTGGAAATTAATGATACATTCGTTAATGGTGTTCCGTTAATTTGATATACTATATAGATAAACATACCATTTATAAATGTAGTTATTGGAAGTGGTACAACATAATTATTATCTATCGTTAATTGAATACTAGGTAATCCATTAATACCATTTGATACAAAAGTTGGTATATTAGTATTTACTGGAATTGCATTACAATTACTATTACTTTTATCATGCCAGATAGATACTTGATTACCATTTAATGGTTGATTTAAATATGTTCCAGAAATTTCATTTGCATCTAACCATAATCTTAAAGATGGAATACTATATGGATTAAATATATTTTTACTGTAGGTTGATAAATTCATTGAAACATATGAAATATTACTTATTTGAATATTAATATTATTATTAACTACTTGAATACCATTTTGTACACCAATTACATAAAAATAGACACTACCAGGGATATTAGGTGTTAGAAATGAAATAAAATAAGAATTATTATTATATTGAATTGATGCATTTTGAAGTAGTGTTGGTGATGGATCTGTATTACTATAAGAATAATATACATTTACATTATTAATTTGATATATTGAAGACCAATTATTTAATGTTAATACTAATGTATGATCAACGGTTTTTGTTGGTGAATCTGCAGTTAATGTAATATTAGATGATCCATCAGTAATTGTAATTGGTGTTGAAATACTTTTATAAATATTATTATATAGATCAGTTAAATATATGTAGTATACACCATTATTAGAAAATTGTACATTAAAATTTACGATATAGTTATTATTATCATCTTGAGTAATTGGAACAGTATTAATTAAAGTTAAATTAATTGGATTTGTTATATCTTGATTATATTGTATTGTAAGATTTGTTATACTTGGATTAAATATCCAATTTTGTAAAACGATTTGATATTTTATTATAATTCCTTTATAACTATTAATTGGTGTAACGTATGTATTATTTAAATATGAATATGGATGAGATTCAGGTAAATTAGTAAATAATGTCCATTTCCATGCAAGATACCCTTCTATTTCTTCTCTATCAGAATCATTTAATGTTCGATTAAAGATTAAAATTTCAGATATATTTCCAATAAATCCATTACTGTTATCTGAATTGACACTTGTAGTTCCTATAAAAATTTTATCACCGGAATCAAAATAATATAATGGTGTAGTGTTAGATGTATTTGTACCATTTATATATTCGTTATATACTGTATTTGATGCATTTGCATTCATAATTGTATTTAATGATGATGTTTTAATATCAAAAGATGATGTAATTGTTGAGATATTATTATATGTTAAATCTCCAAAATCTCTATTTGTATTATAAATACTAATGGGTAAAGGTAAATTTGAATTATTATCCGTTCTATTAAATAATGTTACATTTGTTGTGGATGATCCAGTATTTTTAAATATGATAAAGATAGATATTCCATTATCAAAAGAATTTATTGGAACATTCGCGGATAATCCATCGTTATTAAATATAACAGATTTATTAAATATTAATGCTGAATTTCTAATTGTTAATTCATTCAGGGTATTATCAACCTTATTTATCCATCCTGTAATGTTACTGTTAATTGATGGTTGATTTAAATATGTTCCATTAATTTCAGATGCATCATACCATAATAATAAATTATTGATACTTTTAGGAGAAGATATTATTACAGGTGTTTCTAATAAAATTGGAGAAAAAGATGTATTAAGACTAATAATAACATTTTGTATTGTTTGATATATAGAGTATGGCGTATTTAATGGATCAGATACATCAGAAATTACATAATAATATGGACCAACATCGGAAAATGACTGTGTAAAATTTAATGTATAGATATTATTAGTATTTGTGATTGATGTTGGTGTTGCATTTAATAAAGTTAAATTAGAAAATCCAGTATCTGTTGAAGAAAATAAATATAATTGAGTTATGTTATAAGATGGATCCCAATTAGTTAATGTAATTGTATAATTTATTAACGTATTTACAATATAAATTGCGGGTATAACTACTGCATTAACTGGACCAATTACTGTTGTTATATTATATCCAGGTGATTCTAAATATCCACTACCATATGTTGTAGTATCTGAAAATGCAACATTAATACTATTATAATTTGTAATTGTAGATGTAAATGAAAAGTTACCTACTGTATCAATAGAAATACTACCATATGATATTTGATTAATAAATGCATATAACGTCATAGGATATTGATCACTATAAGTAGTAAAATTACCAGTAAATGTGCTTAGTGTAAATGTTGATAATGGTGTTGGTGTTGTTGTTATTGACGAAATTTCAAGTTGATTAATTAATAATAATTGATTGTTTAATTGTTGTCTAATTAAATAAGATTGTGTTATATTTGGATCCGTATCTGAAACATAAATAGTATATGACCCTGTATCCAATGCAAGTGTTTCACTAAAAGTTATTGTATATGATGTAGTATTTGTTATATCTTGAAGACCAAAACTTTGAATTACTGTATTTAAATCACTGCCTAAATATACATATAATTGTGTTATACCATATGAATCATTCCAATTATTAATTAATAGTGTTATTTGTGTATTAATATTTTTTATTATATATTTATTATTTATTGTTGCATTTATTGGACCAATTGAATTAGTGATTGTAAAAATATTTGTTTCATAATATCCATTACCATATATTCCAGATGAACTATCAGTAATATATATATTAAAATTAGCATAATACTCATCAGTATAAGTAAATGAAAATGTACCATCAGAATTAATTGTTATTGGAGAAATTAAAATTGTTGGTGTTATTGGATCAGGATATGATGAATAATATCCAATATACATTTGTTCCATATATGTTAAATTCCATACAGATAACGTACCATTAAATAATGTACTGGTATATGTAACAAATGGTGTTGGTGTTGTTGTTATACTTGTTAGTGCAATTTGATCTGTAATATAAATAGGTGAAATTAATTGTCTGATTAAATATGTAGGAGATACTGCAGGATCTGTATCACTAATATAAATATCATATGTTCCAAGAGTAAGGGTAGAAAGAATAGACACCGTTATAGTAAAAATATTACTAGTATTTGTAATTGTTTGTAAACCATATGATTCTAATACAGTATTTGGATCACTACCAATATATATATATAATTGTGATATTCCATATGAATCATTCCATTGTGATAATGTAAGTGTAACAGATAATGATTTATTTTGAATAAATGATGTATGATTTAACACTGCATTTACTGGACCAATTGTGTTTGTTATTGTATAAATATTAGATTCATAATAACCATTACCATATACATTAGATGAATTATCAGTAATATATATATTAAAATTATTATAATACTCTTCAGTAAATGTAAAAGAAAATGTTCCATATGAATTAATTGTTATAGGAGATACTGTAATTACAGGTGTGATTGGATTAGGATAAGATGAATAATATCCAACATACATTGTTGTAGGAAAATATGAATTCCAATAAGATAATGTACCATTAAATACTGTATTCGTATATGTTTGAAAATCAGGAACAGTAGTTATTAATGAAATATTTAATTGATTTATAATATTAATTTGATTTGTTAATGATTGTCTAATTAAAAATAAATTAGATACATTTGGATCGGTATCACTTATATATATTGTATATGTATTAATTGATAATGTAGAAGTTAATGTAAATGATATTGTATATACACCAGAAGTATTTGTAATAGTTTGTAAACCGTATGATTCTAATACAGTATTTGGATCACTACCAATATATATGTATAATTGTGTAATAGTAGCGTATGAATCGTTCCAATTATTTAATGTAATTATTACTGTTTTTGGTTTATTTGGAAAAATATTTGGATTATCAATACTGGCATTTACTGGTCCTATTATTGATGAAAGTGCAAAAGAATTTGATTCAATATAACTAGATGATAATATTGCATTATCGCCAATTGAAATTGTCACACCCGGTAATGTATTTTCATTTAATATATAACTAAATGTTCCATCAGAATTAATAGATACTGTATCACTAATAGTATTTTGATCATAATTTGTTGTAATAAATATATATAATGTTGTTGGATAATATATTGACCAATTCGTTATAGTACCATTTATTAAATTATTAAAATATGTTTGAATTGGATTAGGAGTAATAGAAGAAATTATAATTTGATCATTAATGTCAAATACAGAAATTAATTGATTTACATATGGTGGTGAAATTATATTAGTGGGATCTTGATCAGATAAATATAAATTATAAGTACTAGATGGAATTTCAGATATAATCGCGACAAAATTAATAAAATAATTTGTTCCATCAAATTGTATTTGTTGAGAACCAAATGAAAATACATTTGTATTTATATCAGAACCGACGTAAATATATAGATTATTTATATTTGGTGATAATCCAGAAAAATAACTTGCATTCCAATTTGTTAATATGATATTATATGTCGTAAATAATGTTTTAATTGCATATGGTGTTGTCGTTAATACTGAATTTACTGGTCCAATAATATTATTTAAAGTTAATTGATTTGTTTCTAATATACCTGAACCATAAGATGGACTATCAGAAATTGCAACAATAATACCAGGTATTGTGTTAACTGTTATTATATAATTAAAAATACCATATTCATTAACAGTAACAGTATCTGAATAATATGCATTATCGTATAATGTTGTATAATCTATATACATTGTGGTAGGAAATATGGAAGATATCCAATTATTTATATATCCAGTAAGTGTTGTTTGAACATATGTTTGAAATGGTGTTGGATTTATATCTATATGATCTAATACAATTTGTTTTATAACTGATATTTGATTAGTTAATGGTTGTAATATATTATATCCAGGGACATTAAAATCTGTATCTGAAATATATACAGTATAAGTACCAGAATCTACTCCAGATATTGTTGCAGAGAATTCTAATGTATACACATTATTTAAAGATTTTATATTAATTGCTCCAAAATTCCATTGTAATACGTTATCAGTATAGAGATATACATATAATTGAGTAAATGGGTAAGTCGAATTCCAATTTGGTAAAGAAATAATAAATGGAATATTTATACCTGCAAAAACAAACGTTTGATTTATTGATGCATTAATGGGACCAATAATTGTAGTAATAGAAAATGGATTGGTTTCTAAATACCCTGAACCATATGTTATATTATCAGATATTACAAATTGAGAAGTTGGATATTGCGTTACTTGGGTTGTAAATGTAAAATTACCCATAGTGTCAATAGAAATACTTTGATTGAATGTGTTATTTACAATTAAATTTAATGTTGATGGGTATGTATTAATCCAATTACTTAATACACCATTGTATATCACATCTGTGTATGTTGGCGTTGGTAAAATACTAGGAGTTAATGTAGAAATTTGTATTTGATCAGAAATTAAAACTGGATTAATTAAACTCTGTGTAAAAAATAATTGTGTACTATCTGTAATATATATATTATATGTACCCGGTGTAAGATAAAAACTAGTAGAAAATATGAGGTGATACATATCAGTAAATACGATATCATACTGACCAAGAGTAATCAATGGTGTTAATGGATCATTTCCAATAAATACAATTATAGAAGTAATGTTATCCATAAATGCATAACTAGGATCCCAATTTATTAATTGAATATCAAAATTAGTTTGTTTATCATTAACTATATATAATGGCGATGCAAGTGTACCATTAATAGGACCAATTTTATTTACTAAATATCCAGATGGATACGAGATTAATCCATTTCCATAAACAATATTATCAGATACAAAAATAAATACTGGATTTACACTAGTAGTATATATGGAGTAATTTAATATATTATTTTCATCAAGAATAATTGGAATTGCAGAAGAATATATATTTTGAGTAGTATCATCTATTGAAAGAAATATATATAATAAATTTGGAATATCCTTATAAATATTATAATTTGGTGAATAGTTATTTGCATGAATTTGAATAGTATTTGTTGTATATGTAATTAATTGATTATTTATGTAATCTGTAGAAAATGGAGGTATTACATCAATATAGTTAAATGTTACTAAATCACCAGGTGGATTTGTAATTTGAATATTTACCAAACCATCACCAAATTTAAAACTACTTGAAATTTTATTATATGTTAAATATACATATAATTGAGATATGTTATTTAATGTTGTACTAAAATTTAATATATATAATCCATCTTGTAATACAATACTATAATTAACACTGGACAAATTATTTATAGGAATATAATTTGTATAAATATCTTCGCTTGTTATATCTCTTGTATAAATATATAATTTATCAATACCCTCATCAATATAAGTAGGACTCCAATTACCTAGTGTTACAGTAAATTGGGTTATTTGAGATGTTATCGCAATATATTGATTTAATATACCTGTTATATTTTCTATTCTAGTTGATATGATTGGATTAGTACTATTAACCAAAAAATTTACAGGTCTAGAACCATATGGAATTGAATTGGATATATTATTATAAGTAAGGTATACATAATTATTACCTAAATTTTTGAATGCTGCATTAAAAGATAATTTAACACCATTTTGATATGGTGTTAAGGTTGCATGAACTTGTGGTGTGTTTATAATTTCAACATCATTACCTAAATTTAATCCATTAATATTATTTGCAAAATATACATATAAATCATTGATATGATACACAGGTGACCAATTTGGTAAATAAATTGTAAATTTTTTTGAAACACCTAACATTGCAGTATTGTCACTTAATGTACCAATTTTAGAAATTGGTTCTATATCATTTACTATATTTATAGATTTAGATTTAGTTATATTTGGTATAAGTGCAAATACTTGAGCGTTTAAAATTTGAGATACATTCTGTACATCAGAAACATAAATATATAATGAATCTGATTCTGGAAATGTTAATAATGAATTAATTCTATATGATGGTGTATTACTACCTGGTTCAAAATACGCTTCAATTGGAAATGGTCCATCACCCACACCAGGAATACGTTGCGCATTTGTTAAATTTTCTCCATTAACATTATCTGCAACAAATGTATATAATTGATTTATATTTAATGCAAGAGTCCAATCAAATAATGTAATTTTAATTTCTCTTTGAATTGTTATAATTGCATAATTATTGTCTAACGAACCATCTGAAATACTAGATACTGTAACTGGTGTTGGAATATTTACCGCTACATCAGTAGAACCAAATGGATGTGCATCATCAATTAATCCATTAGTAATTGATAAATATATTTTTCCTGCTGTATTAAATTTCATAAATAATGAACCAATGTAATTTCCATTAGAAAAAATAGTTTTACCTGATCCTAAGAAATCTGCTGCAGTTGGATTTATACCAGAATATACATAAAAGAAAACACCATAAAATTCAGACCAATTTGTAAAAATTAAATTAAATAAAGTATTTACACCTAGTTTTGCATTAATTGGTAATATAACGGCATTAACCTGTTTTGTTGGATCTGTTTTTGATGTAAAATCATAATAAATAAATGATTCAATAAATGTTGGAAAATGTATAAATGTATAATATGAATTATTCGGTAATGTTGGATCATATGGTGATGTATAAGATGATAATACAGTTAATGATTTATTAATATCTTGAATATTTTGAAAAATTGTAAACATATTTTCTAATACATTGGTTAAATCATATTGATATAATAATTGTAAATAATCTAATTTATTTGTATAAAAATTATATTGATATCCAAATGGTAAATTATTATAACTTATAGAAAATGGTGTTCCTGAAAATCCATCTACCACATTACCAGTAATTGTTTTTGATGACGTACTAATAATAATATTATATCTTTCATCGGGTAAATTAAAATAAATATTATATAATGTCATTGTAACATCATATCCATTTTTTACATATGCAAAATTTTTAAAATCGTATTTTGTAAAATAAGAATATTTTAAATTAGTTGTTTGATTAATTGAATTTGTTATATTACTAATAATATAATCAATAATAACAGTAAATAAATTAGGCGGAATGTTTGTATTATTTGTTGAATAATACGTTAATCCTGATAATACATTTTCACTTTCTATTTTTCTAACCATATAATTAATATTATTAAATGTAATTTGTTGATAATCAGATATTAAAATGTTATTATTTTCTGTCCAATAATCATATGCATTATGAAATCGAACTCTTTCATCAAAATTATTATATTTTCCAATTAAACTTTGTCTTAATGCAAACATTAAACGATAGTATTGAGAATAGTTAAAATTTTGCTTAATTGTAATTAATGAAAAATCATTTGAAATTTTAAATTGTTCATATTCAGATAAATATGTTTCTATTGTTGTTGTAGTATTTTCAGTCGTTACCGTATATGATGATATTGCAATTTTTAATAATGAATTTATAAACATATCTAGAATATCATTTAATCTATCAGGGCCAGTTAATACTCTGAGTCTTTGATACAAATCATTATATGTAATTTCATAAATAGAATTTTGATATATAATTTTTTTTGATTTTAATAATAAAAATAAATATTCTGATATTAAATTTATTAATCCATTTTTCCAATCTTTTGCAGTAATTTGTCCTAATGTATTACCAAGTGCCATAGGTGTTAGTTGAAATGAACTACCAATTAATTCATTTTGATTTAATAGAAAACATTCTGATATGAAATAATAATATATTTTCATTATAATAGATGGAAGTATTATATTACCTTCGATATATCCAGTAATTTGTGTACCAGAAGGATCTACTAATTGTATACCTCCCATATAATTATAATCTGAAAATACACCAAGTGTATAAGGATAACCACCAAAAACTAATCCATCTACATCAAAAGTATTTGTTACAATTGTTCTTTCATTTAAGAATTCTACATAATTATCATTATTTTGTAATATTGTATTAATAGATGCATTATCAGCAACATTCTCTAAATCTAACAATAAATCTTTAATAAATAATAAATTATCAATATGTTTATTAATAAAAAATGGATGTAATACATTTTGTAAATGATCAATAGATCCTACAACGGCAATACCATCGATAATATTATCAAATTTTGTAATTTCTTTTTCAATATCAGGATATTCTGAAAATGTATTTAAACTTAATATATGTCTAACACCGGTTTCAGGAATAGTATAATAATTATATGCATTACCTACAAAAGAATAATAATAATTTCTAAATTGAATCTTTAATAATAAAAAAACATACATAAATGATTTTGGTCTTGTTGTTGTATTTCCATTATATAATTTTACTTCGCTTGGTACTGATTTATATGGATATAATGCTCCATTATCAAATAATAATTGATGAAAATTTCCTAGAAAATAATTTACACCCGATGATAAATATCTTAAAAAATAATAACTAACACTTAAATTTGGATTATCATAATCCGCAATAATTGGTTTTGATGATGTATTACTTAAAAATGAATATAAATAATTTAAATAAAAAACAATTGTTTTACTTGCATTTTGAATATTATATAAATCATGATAGATTAACGGTATCAAATGATAATCTACACTTTCGTCAAATTTAAAAAATTTATCATAAAATGTTAATGATGTTACATCATTGATAGAATAATAATCATCTAATAATTTCTTTTGATCAATTGTAATATTTTCAGTTATAATATTTTTTTGTCGATAATCTAATATATTCTTAAATAATTCTTTAAATACAGATACATCTGATTGATAAATACTAAAAATATTATTTTTTGAAATATCAATAAAATTTAATTCAACAAGTTTGTAATTATTTGTTCTATAATTATAATCACTCAATAATACATCTTTTTCTAAAATATATGGTTCTTGACTTACAATTGTATTTAAATCATTAATGAATTTATGATAATTACTATTTGATAAATATTGAATAAAACTATTATCACTAAAATTTCGTTGATTTATTTGATAAAATTTATTCATATAATTATATAATTCATATCCAATTGATGATAAATCTAATATATTATATGATAATTGACTATATTGACCTATTGTTGTTATTAAACCATTAATAATTGACGAATAAGTATAATTTTGATTTTTATAATAATTTTTAGTATAATCATTCCAAGTTTGATATAAGGTTAAATCTGTCATTGGTACAGATGATGCTTTAAATTGTGTAATTAAAATTAAATAATTATCAGTGTTTGGGTATGGTCCTGTAATATTAATTGAATATTTCATTAATGTTAAAAATTCTTGATAATCTGTAAATCTTTGATTCAAATTATTTAATACATTTATGATTTGAATTGGATCATCATTCATATCAAAATAACTTGCATTTTCTGAATTAAACAAATCATAAATTCCATATAATCGTTGATCTAACAAATTATATCTTACTCCAACTCCACTTAATCTTCCTTTTATATCTCTAGTACCATACGCCATTCTAGTTGAATAAATTACATCACCTCTAATAATATCAGGTCTACTATTATATAAATTATTATTATTACTATCTTTGGAATAATATTCGGATACAAATGATCTTCCACTATAAATAAAAAACATATCATAAAATGATGCAAGAGTATTGTAATAATAAAAATAAGGTTGTGCACTTCTGTTTATCCATGCTTGATAACCTTGTATTATATTGCCTTCCATATTCGGTAAATATAATCCTGCTTGATTTGCATAAAAAAATGCAAAATCATAACTTGATATATTCGCAGTAATATAATTATTAATTTTTTGATAAAAGCTTGATAACGTCTTATTTGGATATTCAATATCTCGTTGTATACCGCCATATCCCGCTAGATATATATATTTCATATAATCATAATGGATTGATAAATTAAATACTTTATAATATTCATTAATATTATATCCAGATGGTACTGCAATAGTAGATGTAAATGTTATATCTGTAGAACTTGTTATTGTATAATGATCAGATGCAAGAATAATTTTAACTAAATCACCAGAACCATGAATTTTATATATAATTGGATAGTTACTTGAACTTGAATTTTTATATATACTAATATCAATAGAATGCTTTTGTGTTATTTTGGCAATATAGTAAAATATATTTGTAATTTCATTTATTATATTTAATACTTGATTATTCACATTTGTATTATCATATAATTCATATTTTTTTAATATATTGTAAGATTCATATAATGTTTTAAATGCATTTGGATTTTGATTATTGTTAATAATTAAATTATATTGATTGTAATAATTTTCAGGTGTGGTATATATAAAATCTGTTGTATTCATTACACTCGAAAATATAGAAAATCCTACTTTAGTTAATACGTCTGGTGATAATTGATATATTGTTTTAAAATAAGTATCATCAATATTAGTTTCTAAATTATATATATCACTATAGATAGAGTATAATTCTGTTAAATATTTATAAATATAATAGATAAATAATCCATCGTCTTTTCCTGATAATGCAGAAATATATTTATTTTTAGTAGTTGTATTTACACCATTTGTTATAAATATATTATTCCAATATAGTGATAAATATGTACTTTGCATACTAGGTACATGTTCTTCTAACTCTGATAAAAATGTTAAAAAAGAAAAATTACTTGTATCTTTTATCCCAACAATCATATTATATTTTGACACTCTATCCAATAAATTATAAGAATATTCACTTGGTTCCATTAATAATGGTAATTGATCAGGATCTAAATATGAAATTGGTCCTGCATTATTAATTTTATAATTATATCCATTATTTGTTGGATAATTTATATTATTTAAAAAATAAATATAAGAATCTTCATTTAAATAATTTTGTGATAATTCACCTACTTTTTGATATATATTCTGATATAATTGTAATTGTTTACTGTATAAAAATCTTGGATAATATTCACTTGCATTATAATTAATTAAATACGTTCCATCTAATAATAAAGGTGTTTGATCAATGATATCTTCTTGATATTCTGAATATTTAACACCACCACTTCTCGTTATTGTTTTTCTATATAATTCATAATTTTTCATAAATCCAAACATTGTTTCATGCTGTCTGTTAATATAATCTAAAATAATATTATTACCATATAATTGTGAGTTAAATTCAGTATTATTATTTATAATATTTGTTAAATCAATTGAATAATTATCTAATATTGTTGTTAATCCAAGAATTTTTATAATTCCTGATGTAGAATTAGTAGTATATGTAAATTTACTAGATTCTAGATTTATATATTCTAAATTAAATGAATTTTGTATACTCATAATAAATGATGTTAAATCAAATGATACGCTATTTCCTGTAAAACTTGTAATTAAATTAAGTGGTATAGTATTTGATACTAAATAATAATCAGATATTGTAGAATTAGATACATTTTTTTTCATATAAGTAAAAACAAGTGAAGTTAAATTAGATAATTGAACAGTAATTGGTTCTGTATTAAAAGTTAATTTTGTTTTTCGACCAGATGTATTCAAGGGATTATATTGTAAATAATTTATAATTTTTACAAAGTTATCACTTAAATTATCTCTAATATTTAATAAAGATCCTGCCCATTGATTATTATAATTATTTGATAATAATACATACTGATCAATGACATGAGTTGTTAAATAATTAATATATGATAATTGACTTTTATATACACCATCTGAAGATACTTGCGTATTTATTAATTTTATTAAAAAATTTTGATATCTAAATGTACCATTTTCTAAATTTGTAAATGTTGTATTACCAACACCAATGAATGAAAAAATATTATTTAATGAAGTATAATTCAGTTTATAATACAAGTTATTTAAATAATCTTGATTTGTTGCAGATTTAATAATTGTTTTATAATAAATTTTTGATATATAATTATACAATACATCATAACTATCATAAATATATGTTTGAACCGTAGATGTTATATTCTTTACTTGATCAGATGTTAATAAAAAATCATTTTCTGATACAATAGTATTTATTATATTTTGTGTTGTTGATATAATTGGTTTTGATACGATTGATGATATATTAACATCAGTATATACCATATTTTTAATAGAATTTATAAAATCTATTTTCTCTTGATTTGTTGTGATATTTGATGCATATGCAGTATTATAATTTGGATATAATGTATTAATTGTTACACTTGTATTAGAATTTAGTAATAATGTATCAGATAATAATAATTGATCAATTTCAATTGGTGTAGTAGTTAGTAATGTATTATTACCATGTCTAACTTCTATAATTTTATAAATACCATATAACATATTATAACTATTTTGTGGAGTTATATTTTCAGGATTAATACCTACTATAATAATATCATTTGTATTAATATTTATTGTTCTATCTAACAAAAATTCAGTATGATTATTAATATTATTTTTAATTAATGATATAATTGCATAATTAATTGGTTCATTTTGATATTGAGTTATTCCATAATATATATATAATGGATATGTAACATTATTTATTTGATTACTAATTGTATTATTTTTTAATAAATGTCTAAATGGTTGAACTATTAATTTTAATGGTGATGTATCTTCTATATTTTTGATAGTTATTGCACCAATAATCTCATTATTTCTTCTTACTAAAATATAATTTCTATTAAATATAGAAAAAAATGATGAAGTATAATCATATAAAAAATTTTTATTATTTATAATATTTTCAAATGGTAAGTATGTCATTAAAAAATTTTTATTATATATAATTGGAATAATTACTTCATATTGATAATCTAATGGATTATAATTAGAAAAAATATTTTGATAATTAAAAACATAATCGTTTATTTTAATACTATCAACAAGTTGTTGATTCATATTTTCAATAAATGTGTTTAATGCCACAATTTCAGGTCTTCTTAATATATATTTTTTAACAACATTACCATATTCATCTATCCAATTATTAAAATATTGAATATTTAATGTAGGATTAATATTTTTAATATTTAATAAATTTGCAATAAAAAAGAAAAACTCTTTATCCTGAAATGCATAATTTAAATAATCAATATTTGATATATTATCTTTTACAGCATAAATCAAATCTTTAATCGTGTGTAATTTATACTGATTGTCAAAAAATTGTGAATTATTCTGTAAAAATGTTGATAATGAATATTTTTGTTTTTTTCCTTGTGTTAAAAACATTGTTGCATCTAATAATGGTAGTACTAATTGATATTGCCCTAATACACTATCTCTAACTAAATAAACTTGCATACCACTACCTAAATTTAATTTATACAAATTTTCATTATATTGTTGCATATCAGTCATAGTAATAAATGTATATTGATTTTCTAATGATTGTATATATTCATCTCTATCAGTAAATACATAATTTGCATTTACTTCAGGTAAATCAATGACTAACATTATATCAGTTAATAAATCACCAACTTTTGGTATAACAACTTCCATTTTTTTTCCAAAATCACTTAAACTTGATAAATTAAGTATATTATTTTCTATCGAGAATGGTGTATATTTATGATATACAGATTTAAAAAATGTATAATTTTGATCATTAAACAATGAATCACCAGAAACATTTGATGCAATCTGTAAAATACCTCCTCCCATATTTATCCTTCTTATAATTATAATTATAATATGTTTAAATTATAATTATAATTATTTTTATGCACTAAAGTATAATGCACCCATGCCATTTGCTAATCTTAATATATTATATGTTAATCCATATAATGTAAATTGAGCTTTACTTATATCTGTATTAAGATTGTAATTACTTGCATAATTCCAAAATGTATCAGTAAAAGTTAATGTCATTGATTTATATCTTAATGCAGAATAATTACATGATCCAGATGGTTGATATTGTTCAGGATTAATTGAATATGAATACATATATATTCCATCACTAGGAATACATTTATGATGTGCATATGGTATAACTGTATTAACATAATTACCACCTAATGCTTTTTGTCTTGTATACGATTCAAATAATAATTCAAATGTATTTAATGGTCCTGGATAATTTATTGTTAATATTGCATTATCTTCACCTTCATATATACCATCAAATTGAAACTGTTGATTATTTATTGCAACAATTTTATATGTATTATTATAAAATTTACTTGAACTAAATGTTACCGTTTTTCCTATCATTGTATTATCTATTGTTAATTGATCCACAAATGAATTATTTAATATAAATATAGGTACAATAATATCATTTATTGTTTCACTTGTTATTTTTCCTTCTACAATAATATTCGTATTATATGAATAATTTTTATAATTTAATGATTGATAACTTTGTATAGTAAAATATAAAGATTTTACTGAATTAAAAAAATCATAATTTATTGTTTGAGATTGACTCGTTATATCTGTAGTGTATTGTTGAACATAATCTATTAAATATTCATGTGCATATGTTGCAAATTTTGCACGTTCATCCTGATCTAAATATATATATTCTGTTAATAATATTACATCAACTATACTAACATAATTATCTATATTAACGTTACTACTTGTTATTAATGGATCAACATTTGCAATATTAAATAAATTATTTAATTGTATTGATATCTTAACATCATGATATCTAAAAAATAATATTGGTAATGAACATTCTAAATATCTATTAAAGAAAAATTGTAATGGTATTAATAATTGATATTGAGGTTTTACACTATCATCATAGGTTGTTAATATATCTATATTACCAATCATTTTATTATATGTAGGTAATATATCCGTATCAATTGTTAATTCCTGCCATATATTAAACCAATCTGTATATTGTCTATCTATTTTTTGTCCACCAATTTCTAAATCTATTTGTTGAATTAATAAATGACCTAGTTTTTCTTTCCATCCAAAATAATAATTGCTTTTTGTTCCAAATTCTTTTGTTGAATTATATAATAAATTATCATAATATTTAGTTATTAGTTCAAAATCTGTAAATAATGGTAATGATAATAGACCGGTTGTTTGATCAAATGCTTGAGATTTATTCGCTAAACTATTATAAGAATATATAAAATCATATTTTAATCCATATATTGCATAATATGTACCAGTACCCTGAATATCGGCATATGCTTTTGATGATGATAATGTTGTTATCATTGATTGAATATCTGAAATATTAAAATTTATGTTTTGTTGCTCTTCTACTATCTTTCTATATGTTGGATATAAAACATTTAAAAAACTTTTATACGCAGCGTAATTTGAGATTGCACTCGCTCTATCTAATCCACTTATTATATCCGCTGGTAACCTTGGTATACTAACACTCGATAATGTTATTGCAAAATACATTTTGTGAATTAAATCTCCAGTTTTTGGTAATACACATGAGATAAGTTCACCAAACTCCATTGATCCATCCATAGGTAAATAGATCATTTCTGTGGCAAAATTTGTATGTCTTTTATATATTGCATCAAAAAATGATATCTGTGGAAATTCTGTTAAAAAATCTACATTTCCTCTAACCTCTAATTTGATATCACCCTTCATATTTATTCTAATTAATTTAAATATTATAATTTTATATTTATCTATTAAATTATAATTTAAGATTTATTCTTTAATAAACTTGATTTTTTATTTTGATTTATCATTTTAGATGCATTATATAATTTTGATTTAATTTTAGGTTTTAAATGCTCTTTACTTTCATTATTATCAATCTCATCTTTTGTTGATTCTAATTTTATTTGTAATTTATCATCAACTTTAAGATCTTTTATTAATGTTGAAACATGCTTTTTATCCACTTGTAAGATATTCGACAATATTTCTTCTTGTGGTTTACTGATCCAACTGTCATTGATTAATACAAGACCGGTTGTACTTCTTAGATTGGATATTAAAAAATTCTGAAATTCAGGATAGTTTTTATTACAATGTATAATTTCAGCCGCTACTAATGGATAATATGTTCCTGATGTACATATTTTTATAATTTCTTCTTGAGTTAATCGAGATAGATCTTCTTTACCTGCGGAGAAAATGTTAATGTTGACGTTGTTGTTGGTGGTGTTATTGTTAATTGTATTATTGGTAATATTTATATTTGATTGATTCATTAATAATTCTTTTAATTTTTCTAAAATTAATTGAGATTCATTTTTTATATTTTTTAATTTACAACTTTTATTTTGTATATGTTTCGTAACATTACTTTTTTGAAAAAATTTTTTAAAACATTTTGGACATGTATTATTATCAACAATAACATTATCATTTAATTTATTTAAATTGTCCGTTAAACTATCAATAATTGTATTTATATTTATTTTATTTGTTTCCGGATTAATTGTATCCAAATTATTGGTTTCTGGATTAATTGGATTAATTGGATTTATTTTAGATTTTTCATTGAGTTTACATGGTATTTTTCTTTTTAAATGTAATGTATAATGAGTTTTATGATTAAATATTTTTAAACATCTTTCACATGTATACATATTTATTTATTATATATTATTATTATAATGTAATTAATTCTTATATAATCAGCTATTATTTTAGAATTAAAATTGACAGATTTTTTGGACAAGATTTTTATTTTTTGGACAAGATTTTGGACAAGACTTAAAATCTTGTCTAAAATCCAAAAAATCCAATTTGGATTTTTTAATTAAAATTAAATTAAAATTAATTAAAAAAATCCATTTTCGTCCAATTTTTGTCCGAATTTAATCCAAATATTCATTTTTGTCTAAAAAATTAGACAAACTATTATCACTGTAATCCATTATTTTTATTTTTATTTATTTATATTATATATATTATTCATTATATTATTTTTTTTCCTACTACAAAATGGGAAAAAAATAAAGATATATTAAATATAATAAGAGAATAATAAAGAGATTAAATAAAGAGATGAAAGGTAAAAAAATCCGTCCAAAAAAGTAGAGAGAGAGATCTCCAAAAATGAAAATAAAGTTTTTGAAAAAATAAAAATTTAAAAATAGAAAAATTATAAAAAATTACAAAATCTCAAGAATTATTAGATTTATAACAATTTAATATAAATCTAATATATGCCGAAAGAATATGAATATAGATTCAATAATTACAATAAAAAAGAAATAATCACAAAATTAAAAGATATTAATGCAAAATACTTTGGTACATTCAAATTTAGAGTTATGGTCTTTTCAGATTCTATTAATAGTGAAAAATACATTCGTATTCGAGATGAAGGTCATCGTATAACAATGACAGTAAAAAATAATTTAACGGATAAATTTCCAATAGAAAATGAAGTAATTATTAATGATTTCGATGAAGGAATTAATATATTACATGCGCTAGAATGTAAAAAGAAATATTATTATGAAAAATTTCGTGAAATATGGAATTATAAAAATTCAGAAATTATATTTGATATGAATCCTGGGATTCCTGAATTAATGGAAGTTGAATCTAGTACAAAGAAAGAATTAGATATTCTTTGTAAAAAATTAGATTTAAATATTAATAATTATCAAGGATTTAGTAATAATCAACTGTATTTAGATTTATTTGGTATCGTTATACCTAAATCACTCGATTTAACGTTTAAAAATTCTAAGAAAGAATTAAAACCAACAAAAAACAAAGAAGAATTTATTAAATTAGTAAAAATGCAAATAGATGAATTCAATAAAATTAAATAAATGAATTCAATAAAATTAAATAAATGAATTCAATAAAATAAACAGATATAATATGAAGAAATATCTTCCATTTTGTATTATTTTATTTTTACAATTAATTATTTTTATATTTTATATTTTATTTTTATATTGGTTTTATGAAAAAGATCATATAATATATAATATAAAAATTGTATTAAATCCATCATTAAATAATTCTGGTATGCCCACACCTTCACATATTGTTAATAAAACAATTCAATTAATTAATACATTACCAAAATTAGATTATACATTAATTGATTTTGGTTGTGGTGGTGGTGAGTTTATAGATAAAATATATAAAATTAAATCAATTAAAAAAATAGTAGGAATTGAATTAAATTCAGAACAAGCGGTAAATACAAAAAATAGATTTTCTAAAATAAAGTCTATTTCAATTTTGAATATGGATATGGTTGATTATATATTTGAACCAAAACCAACAATTTTTTATATGTATGAACCTTTATGGACATTATCAAAAAATGATGCATTACCTATATATCATAATGTAATGAAAAATATATCAAAGATGACATCCCTATGTTATATTATATATGTTAGTGGACAAAATTCAATATTAAATAAAAAATTTTTTAAATTATATCCGTTTAATATAGTGCATCATTCTCTATGTCAACGTTTTATTGGATTTAATCATATATATGTGTTAAAAAATTAATCTTTTTTAAATAAAAAATTATCCTTTTTTAAACAATGATTTAATAATATTATTAATATAAAAAGTACCTGAATTAATAAAATACATTGTATAATAATCAAATTTATGAGTCCGAGAAATAAATAGAGGATTATTATTCTTAATTTCAATTTCACCAATACTAATATCTATATTCGTAATAGTTCCGTGAATATTATATTCATTACCATTATTATTAATATAATTTAGAGTAACAATATCGCCTATTTTAAAATCATTAATAAACTCTTCTAATTTATATTTTTCTTCAGATGTTTTAATAAATCGTTCTACATATGATGCACGTACATAATCTTTTGGTATTTTTGTAAAATATTCAATTGTTAATCCTAAATGAGGTATTTGTACTTGTTTTCTAATATTATAAATATACTCATCAAATTGTGATCTTGAAATTAATTGATCGAATGTTATATTTTCTGGTAGAGAGTCATAATAATTATCTGCAAAAATGTTCATTTTATAATAAAATATATTAAAATTGAATATATAAACATATTTTCAATTTTTAAATTTCTAATCTATGGTATGTCAAAGAACAATCTTAACATTCCAAATAATTGTGTTGCAATTGGTCCTGACGCATATTGTGTTCTCGCCGAAAAACCTAATATTGTTTCTTCAAAATATAGATTATCTCAACTTGCATACGATTTGTGGGAAAAAGATCCAAATCCTATTACCAAAGATGATAACAAATTAGTTACCAATAAAACTTGTGTACTCACTAACGGGTGCACAAACACTACATTAAAACCTGGTTGTGTTGCAACATGTATGATTAAAGTAAATAATAATGTAAGTAGAAATTTAGAAATTACAGATAATTCTAATTATATAGGTCAAACATTAGTTTATGATGGTGCAAATTGGACATCTAATACATTAATACCTTCTCATGAATAAATAAAATTATTGATCATCACCAAAATCAAATAATTCTGAATTATCTTTAATTACAATATCTGTTTTATATCCTACATTATTATTTTCCTCAATTAGAGAAATATGTGATAGATTATCATCAGAGTCTTCTTCATATTTTTGTTTTTTAATCATTAACGGTTTAGTAAAGAATACTTTTATATCTGAATTATCATATTCTATAAAATATCCAGATTCTACAAATAGATCTTCTATACGTTTACGATAATTTATTTTAATTTTTTCTTGAATAATATCATGAGAATCTAAAATTATATTTTCATCTCTTTTTAATGAATATTGAATATTAATGTTATTATCTTCGTCTATATCATATTCATCATAATTTTCAGCATCAAATATTTTATCTAAAATTGCAAGTTTAATACGTTCAAATAATGTTGATGATTTATGATTAATATAGGCCGCCATCCGTTTATTTATAATTTCTGACATTATAGATATCTAATGTTTATTAATATGTATTTATGCATATTAATAATTTTTTTCATTTTTTATAGTAATGATAATTAAAACATTTACATTTAATATTAGTGAATTAAATAAACATATTAGTTCAAATGAAAAAAATGAAGAAAAAAGAAAAAATTTAGATATAATGGATATGCTTAAATTTATTAATAGTTTAAAACAAATATTTATACCAGATTTAAATACTATATATTTTATATCAACACAAGAAGATAATTATCAATCATATTTTATAAATTCAATTAAAAATTTATTTAATAAAAATTTATATATATGTCATTCTGCTGTATATCAATCATATTTACCAAATTACAATGTACATAATTTAGTAATAATATCTACGTCATTATATAATAATTATAATTTTAAATTTGAACCAGATAAAATATTAAATCATAATATTTATTCTACTAAAGGAACATGTATTGTGCAATTAACTAGTACATTAGAAAAAAGAAAAAATGTAACATTATTTTTTATTGCATCACATTTACCTATGAATAAAAAAGAAATTGATCTTGGTTATCAAGAACGCGTCGATGCAATGTTACAAGTAAATGATTATCTTAAAGCAAAACTAGATCCTGTTATGTCTTTTAATATTTTATGGACAGGTGATTTAAATTTTAGAATAGATGAGAATGGACAAGATCAACTAAATTATTTATTAGATAATGGTTTTGGTGCAGAAAGAGATATATTATTTGAAGATTTATCACAAATATATAATTATGCACCAACATGTAAAACTATTATGTATGATGAAAAAGAATATTGTAGCGATACATGTAAAACACCCGATTGTATATCATGTTATGATATACATGGTAAAAAAGGTCATAGAATACCAAGTTATTGTGATAGAGTAATTGGGTATAATAATTTTCAAAAATATAATGATTTTAATACTATAACATTTTCTGCAAAAGATCATGAATTTATTAAATACAGTGATCATAATCCAATTATGACTACAGTACATATTTTAAAAGAATATGACAATAATTTATATGGTGGTGGGAAATCAAATATAGATTATTTATATAAATATAATAAATATCAATCTTTATTAAACGCTGGGGAAGAATTCCCAATTTAAATGATCACAAATTTGTTTCCATGTACCATCAACTTCTTGTAACTTTTCTCTATTTTTCAACAAAGGAAAATAGATAAGATAATCATCTAATTCTAATAATTCAAAGAATTTGTGCATTAGATAATTGTAATTTAAACAACTTTTTCTATTTTTAGGTTTATATAATTCAAAAGGTTCTTGAATCTCTTCAAACATCATATCTATTTTATGTTCCGCTTCACGTGATATTGTTATAGGAAGTTTACTGGTTAAGAAACAAATAATATGTGTGATATGTTCATAATATTTATTATGACCAAGTTTTTTAAGAATATCTCTCATAACTTTATGATTTATACTATCGTTATCTAATCTTAATTTTTTAATTTCTTGTTTAATTTCATCATAAATTTCATTAGGTATATCAATAGTTTCTTTCGCTTGAAATTGATTAATTCTTTCATTTAAGTGATTTTTTCGTTTATAAGCGGTATAATTTTTACTCGCTTGTACAGGTTCTTTATAATTTGGTTTATCTGTATCTAATAATATTTCACTAGATACACCACAAGCGGTACATACAATTAATCCATCATGTTGATGAACAGTCATTTCTGTTTTACATTCAGGACATTCAAGGATAGAATTATGAGATAATTTATTTGTTGTTTGATTTGTAATTTTAAGATAATCATTTAATAAAGTTGCTTTATTTGTAGTAATTGGATCTGCGTCATAGTAATCAACTAGTATACTAACCGTATTATAAAAATAATCAAGTTCTGCAGTATTACTCTCAATCTCCTCTATATTTTTTTTAAAAATTTCTAATTTTTCTTGAAATAATTTTATTTTCATATTATTTTCAACGTTTTTGTTATCATTTAATTTTATTATTTCTGATTTATATTTATCTATTTTTAATTTTAATTTTTCAACTAATAGATGACCATTTTTAAAATTATTCATCATTTTTTGATGACATATATCAACCGTATCTTGAATATTCGCTTGTTTTTTTCTATTTTTATTATTAACAAAGGATGAATATTTTGTTGTTTTTTCTTTAAAAGTTGACATACTTATAAATATAGAAAATATTTAAGTAATAAACAAAATTAATTAATTAATTATTAAATATGTTAAAATTAAAATATATAACAATATTAATAGAATGTCAGATACTCAATATAGTTTAACATTTGCTTTTTCAAAGAAAGTTAAATTAACTTTACCAACAGATAAAGCTAATTTACTTCTTGCAAATTTTTGGGTTACTTCATTGTTATTTCTTTTTGAATATGCACCATTAATTAGTGGTTTAGGAGCAATTGGATATGGAATTGCATCTGTATTATCAGCAGATGTATTTTCTATATTAATTAATAGAAATTTAATTGTATTTTTTAATATATTTGCAGGTATAAGTGGATTTATCACCGTAGGAGAATGGATCGCTCAAGAGTGGTTATTGGATTTACTAATAACTTTTATGAAGTTAATATCAGGGACTATATAAAAAATTAATTAATTAATAATTAATTTTTTCTAATTTTTAAAAAAAATATTTAGTTTTTAATTAAATTTTAATTAATTTAAGGTTAAATATCTAAAAATTTTTTTCTGAAATATAGGTATATACTAAAAAATGGGTGGTGGCTTAGTTCAACTCGTTGCTTATGGCGCTCAAGATGTATACCTTACTGGTAATCCTCAAATCACCTTTGAATAAAGGGTTGAAAAGCAACACGCCTTGAA